CGAGTTCAGACCATGCAGTACGGGATTCTGTCAGGGTGTATAGCTGTTCAGCTACCTTTTCAATTTCTTCGTGAGTCATTTGTTGATGTACTTTCGGGGTTTGAATATGTCGCGGCAGAAGGTTCTGCCACGTCTTGTCAGTTGATAGAGAGTAGGTTCGCTGTCCACCGCAATCTCCACCCATCCATCCTCCATCAGTTTCTTGAGATTATAGTTAAGGTTGGAAGTGGAAAGAGACAGGTAGCGAGACAAAACCTTGACCGTCAGCGTGGAGGTGCCGCCCGCGCCGTGAAGAGCAAGCAGGATGCGGAGTCGGGTCAGGCTCATGTCAGGGTCGAGTAAATCCACCCAGGACAGAATTGTCAGTAATGCCTCCTGATTGCTGACTTTTGCCATTTGATGGTTATTATTCGTCGTCATCTTCGGTGACATCAGTTAAGCCCATATGCCGTTCCAGGTCAAGAATATTATACGCGAATCGCGACTTTCTCCCGGCACCCATGTCATCACGGTACCGGACACGCCGGACCTGCCCACGCTTAAACATGGCGGAGAGGGTCGCTCCATTCTTAAAACCAGTAATTTCCAGAGCTCCTTCCACATCAGTATATCCGTTAGGAACTCCTTCGTACACGTCAGAATTAAGTGTTTTAATATATTCCCGTGCCATGTCTCCATCCCAGTAAACCGCCCTGCCGGAACGTACCTTTGGCACCTTGCGGCGTTCCAGAGTAGTAAGAACGCAGGTGGGAGTTCTACCCACGGCTTCCGCGATTTCCAGGGTGGACAGGTAGCCATAGGGTACCTTCTTTACCGCAGGGGTACTGTTCCGCGGTTTCCGTGGGTACTTGAGCCCCGGGTGCTGAATGAGTTTTCCTTGGTTCTTCATGCAAAAGAGGGTGATTCAGTATTCTCGATAATGTAGCATAGGACGAGAGCCGCGGCCACGCCGATTAGAAACATAGTCATCGATTTAGAACGAAAGCATTTTCAAGCAGGTCCTTGGGGACAACGTACAGAGTGTCATCACCCGCGGATGCAGTCCGTACAAGGGTGTACCCCAGGGAGGACAGATTTTCTTCGACTTCATTATCAGTCATGAGCGCAAGTTCTTCCCAAGATATGCCAAAGCAATTCTGAAGGGGTTTGCGCATTTGTCGGACCTGATTATGGTAGAGCGGTATGTTTGCCGTATACATGATTATTTATTGTTTTTAAGATTGAAGATAAAAGCATTCCATCGTCCAATGGTTTCCTCCCGGCTATCGCCGCCATGAACTGACAGGGAGTGGGGGACAGGTTTGCATCCGTTGCAGACCACATAGCGGTGAACTTCTCCAGGGTAGATGGTGTCTTCTACATATTCAGGATTCTCCCCGCAGATACAGGGGGACGGACGTGCATTCATTTCCTCCACAAACCTCTGGTACTCTGCTTCTTTGTTCCTTTGAATGCCCGCACTAAGCCCATTGTGACCGCAGTCCGCGCATGGCTGTTGGAGCAGAGGGGTCCCCGCGTGCGGGCAGGACTGGCACGGAGACACAGGTTCCGTGGATTCCGTGGATTCTACGTAATGTCTCCTACCAGATTCGTCACGGCAGGTTTGACAAGGATATTCTGTCATAGGGGTGTCCGCATGTTCACAGTTCTGACATATGGGGTCAGGAGTGTAATGGTTCCGCTGGGACGAACATTTTGAGCAGGGATATACATCCGAACTCAATTCGCTATAGACACAATGGTCACAGGAGTCTGTAAGTTTAGTTTGAGACATGAGGTGGTTATTTCTTTCTGTTGTTCTTAATCTCTGCCCAGGCTGAATTGCAGGTGAAACAATCAGGCGAGCCGCACACTGGACAATTAAGCGGCTCGCCTGATTGGTGTCGGTGACATGCGGTTATTATGTAATAGGAGTTTTATTCGTCAAGCTTATTATTTGTCAGCCTGCGCTTTTCACACAGTAGGGTGATGTAGTAAGTAAACTGGGCCGCTAAGATAGACCAGAAGAAAGTTCCTGCGAGCCATACTGCCAGCCCTGCGAAGTAAACAGCAACAGTAGTTGGGGTCATGAAGAAGTAAATGCTTTCTGCCGTGACCACCATAATGAAGAAGATGCAGGCTCCATAGATAATGTGCATAGACCTGTTGAGCAGAGTATCATGCATTTGTTCCATAGCACCCTTCTCGTACAGAGTGTATTGGATTCCACGGGTTCGGAAGGAGTTGGTTTCTATTCCGGCTTTCTTCCAAAGTTTTTTCACTTCTTCCGTTTTACAGTTATTCACCCCGACCATAACCCAACGGGCAATGAAAGCCCACAGGGTAATGAGAAGGGCAACGACAATATACTGGCTGACTGTAAGATTGAGTATTGGCATATCTTGTTGGGTTTAATTGTTGGAGGGGTTGTACTTACGGTTTAATTGTTTGAGGGGTTGTACTTACGGTTTAATTCATCACAGAGTTCCTGCGCTATCTGGCGGGCTTCCGCTTTAGTATAGGGACTGCCCAGGTTTGAACTATACCAGATTTCATGGATATATCGTCCATCACGCTGGATGCGGAAATAAGCACCTTCATAGTCCCCGATTTCATAGGGGTTCCTTTCACCCACGGAATCCACGGGTTCCACGAGTTCCAGGTCATGCCATTTAACGCAGTTGTCATACTGGTCGTTCTTTATATTAACCCAGCCATCCAACTCAGAGACAGTGACTACATACTCTTCATCTGCTTTTGGTACCTTAATATAATCCATACGTCCACTGGAAACGTACCGTACCTTATCCCCCTTGCAGAACTTTCTTGTCCGGCTAATTGTGGGTTCCTTAACTTCGAGCAACTGGTCCGGGTCGAACCACGCATAATGCGGTTCGTCCTCATCAGGGTGAATGAAGTTCACTTTAATAGGACGTGCTGTAGTTTTATCATCTTGGTCAATGACTCCTTTCAACATGACAATCTTGTTCGGTTTACAATCTTCTCTCTTCATTGTGTTTCAATTAGTTAATTAGTTAATTAGTCAACAATTTTCCACCTGGACATAACATCTTCGTCATCGAGCGCACAAGAGCACCAGTCCCTGTCGTCAGTAGATTCATTATGCCTGCTTTGAATGTGCCCATCAATCATTCGTACCCGAAATCTAGCATTATGTATAGGGGACAATCTTTCCAGAATATGTCCTTCCATCATGTATTTTACTGCTTCCTGAAATCCGAAAGGAAAGTTCTTTTCAACGGGTGAAACCAATTCCAACATGAAACTTGAGAAGTCTAAACCCTCAATAGCTACTAGCCCAGTTTCCGTTTCATTTCGAGTTACTATATACGTTTTATCATACTTAAACTGTTTGGGGAGAGGTCTGCCTCGGTTGATGAACCGCACCCCGTCTCCTCTCTGGAAGAATCTATCTTGCTTTTCCATTTTAGTTTTGTTCGTTCAATCGTTTCTTAGCACATTTAATGGTCAATTCCACTTCTTTCTTAATTTGTGATTCCGACTCCGAAGGTTCCCGGTCAGGAACCAGTGACGGGTCGTGGAGCTGAACGATACGGAAAGCACCTATCTCCGCTTCATCCCAGGTCAGGTAAGGCAAAGGCACTGGACGAGGGGCCGTGGGGAACTCGACAGAAACGTACTTCTTCACGCCCTCTCTTCCGCTGGTTTCACTTTCAATAACATGTCCAAGACCATTGGTCATGTCTTGAACTACTACGATGTTTTTTGTGGATGAGTTGTTATCCATGTCCCTCAACATACAGGAATTTTTACTTTTGTCAATATGTTTATTTTAGTATGACAAAAACCCCGGAGGGGATGCCCTCCGGGGTTGACGTGCGTTATTTACCGCACCCTTTACCTTTTCCTTTACCTTTACCTTTTTTCATTTTCGGCGGTTTGTGAGTAGTTCAAGCAATTCCTTTAAGGTCATGAGGCTATAAATGAAGAGTACAAATTAAGATAGGCAGGGTCCGAAGTAGTCCTGTCCGGCAGAAGGAAACGGTTTCCTGAATCAGAAACGGCTTCTAATTTTAGCGTTAATTCGGTCAATGTTCCGTCTTTATACCTGGGATAAATCCATCCTTGACTGACAGTCCAAAGCTCCTGTTCTGATTTAATAGCATCCACCAGAGCATTATAAGCTTCTCTTTGACTTTCCGACAAATCCGACAGCTCCCAGGAAGAAGACAGCACATTGCCAGAATTGTCTTTTCCTAACAAGCGAATGGTTGCTATGGTAAAATCGCCAAGAATAGGATAAACAATAGATATGAAAGAGTTCATAAAACTAAGCTAATTGACGAACTATAATGGTTTTCACATAGCTTCCCTGAGTAAAAACATTAAGTCCCATCAAGGAAACCAAAGGCGTTTCTGTTCCTTGAACATGCTTGAAGAAGCATCTCATTTGAACCAAGGTAGTTCCGTTCGGCACGGACCACATAGCAGAGTTGGTTTCGGAGTCATAGTTCAAAGACAAAACACTCAAACTTGCACCTGACAAAAGAAGGCAGGGATTTGCTTGATAAAGAAGCGAAAGAAAGGAATCTTGATAAGCACCGGAACCTTGATTATGCGCTTGAACGTTGTACGCATAGGAAGCAACTCCCCCAGGAATTTCTACTTCATACCATCCAGAAGGAGCTTCGGCTGGTAGGGTGGCAATATCTGTTTCGTTAGTAGATTGTGCCGTAAGGTTGATAAATTTTATATACATAATGTCTTCTTCGTTGTTGGTTATGGACACGAGGTCCAAATTTTTATTTGTTGTAACAAAGACGGGGGAGGGTATTCCTCCCCCCCCCGCCACTAAGAAGGCATATCAGAAGTCACCAATTCCTTGGTGCCGATAGCCCACATAGTCTGGTCGGTTAAAAAGTAAATAGTTGAATTGCTCTTCGTTTCTAATGCATCGTAATCTGCTTTAGTCAGTTCCTTATACTTGATATATCTCTGGTCAGAGTTGCCTACAGGAATATATGTTGTATCAGTAATATCTGATTCTTCAAGTACAGAACCCGAAATCTTGGCTGAGTTGCCTAACGCTACCGAACCATTAAAGGTAGCAATTTGAGCTACTGTAAGAGATTGACTACAGGTAACTCCTGAATGAAAGCTGGCGGGGCCTCTAATGATACCTGAAGACTCCATAGTACTCGTTCCTTGAGCATTTACAGATATACCAGTCCCTACATCACTTGGTTGAAAACCTAAAGTACCTGTAGATTTATACTGATACATTTGAAATAAGCGGGTGGCGGCCTGATAAAATCTAATGATTGTCTTGTCGGTCGTTACTCCTGATATGTCTGTTTTAATCTGCACTACCTCTGTAGGTTCCTGCAACGATACGGGAACAGCTACATCCAAAGTTGCATCGTTGCCTCCTTCAATAACAGCAGACCCGGTTCCTGACCCCGAAATTTTTACGGCTTCCGTCCCTGTCCCTAAAACAAGTGGAGCCTCATTGGCTAAGGTAATTGAACCGGAAAAGGTTTTAGTGCCCTCTACAGTAGAATCCCCCGCTTTAGGTACATATACAGCATCACTCATTTCCTTATTCATGATGTCTGTATTTGTAGGGGATGCTTTTGTGGCTCTGGTCAATCCGTCCGAAAAGCTCCAAGACCCGGTAATGTTTTGGGCTTCTGCGGGGTTAAACTCGTGAACAGAATCTACTGCGGAATCGACATAGCTTTTCGGTGCGGCCTGCCCATTCTCAGTCGGACTGGGAACTACAGGGGAAGAAGAAAAAGTCTTAATCCCTGTAATAGTTTCATTACCAGATTTCGAAACGAAGTTCGAATCCACGTAACCCTTGTTAGCCGCTTGTCCAGAGGCTTTGGGAGTAGGTACGGTAATGTTGGAGAAGGTCCAGGCTCCGGTGATACTCTGGTCAGAAGAAGGGTCGAACCCGGAACCATCGGAGCCTAAACTAAAATTTCGGATGCAGACAAAAAACTCGCTGTCGGGAAGCGTGGAGGACAGGTTCAGCACTGCCGTGGATTCCGTGGCTACAAACACCAGCTGGCATTCCGTAATCCCTGCGGCCAGAAGTGCCTTGGGATTGTTGCTTCCATCTACGCTGAACAGGGAGAAGGCATACTCCGGCGAGGGGTTGGTAGCCTTAAGGCCACCCGCGTCCAGGGTTACGTTGAAGGAATAAAGCTTGCCGGATTCAAGGTTGGAAATCTTATAAAAGCCTTCAGTTACCGGGCCGTCCCCACTCAACGGAGTTGTTTCATATGAGTCCTCTACATTGAAACCCAATGGCTTAAGAGACACCGTAGCATACGCGGATTCCACGGTAGCCGCGGAATCCTGGTCATGGGTGGCTACGACAAAATACTTGCCATTGGGAGACGTGATTTCAATAACCTGATTGGAAACGTCTCCGTTAATGATATATTGTTCCTCCGTGACATTGGACCACGCGGAATCCGTGGGTGCCGTGGCTGACAGCTTAAAGAGGCACGGGCGGTCAGAAACCAGGGTCCACGCGGAATTGGCATCCGCATTCCCTAGTTTGTACGTAACCCCCGGCTCAATAGGAGTCCCGTTTATATAGTCGTTAATATCCATAAAAGAAATTCAAAAGTTCGGACCCATTGAGCATAGTCAATGGGTCCATGTGTGTCAAGGCTAAATGGATTGGATGCTAAGAAATGTTCCCGGCAAAAGTAACCACGGCAGTCCCGCTAAATTCCTGCGAAGTACCTCCGGTTGGTATGGTCAGAGTAACAAGCGTCGTGCTCTGGCCACTACCCAGAACGGCCCCCGAACTGAACATCATGCGTCCTTGAATATCCGCCGCAGTTACTTTGCTGTTGGTGGGAGTCAAAGGTTCCAGCATAACCCCGGATTTCAACCCCGTCCAGGCTTGGTAAGTCGGAGTTACATTCGTGGTAAGGGTTCCATTGGGCTCAGCATTAGACCCGGCTTCCGTAACAACGTCCAGGAAATAATACCCGGCAGGAGCGGGGCCCTGAAGAGCTACAGTAAGAGTGGTCGAATTAAGTTGAGTAACTTGGGGAGGCACAGAGCCCACCACGCCAGTGAAGGGTTTCAGGCTGACGTTGGCCGGGAAAGCCCCGTCCACATACAGCCACGCGGAAGTTCCCGTCGTCTGGAACTGGATAGAGCCCGCCTGAGTCATAAGCGGGGGATTTTCCACCGCAGTCGTCAGGGCGGTTCCGGTTTTGGAAAACACAGTTACCGGGGCATCGGAACTTACGGCCAGTTCATAGAGGGCACCGTTGGTCAAACCCGTCACCACGTACCACTTGTCGGGGTCCAGCGTAGCAGGAAGCGTGACGGAAGAAGGAGACGGGATGGGGTCGGCCTTCATGTTCAACGTAATAACAGCTCCTTCCAGCGCGTTCACCAGCAAATAGGCTGAGGTTTGTCCAGCGTCCGTGGTGAAATAAAACGGGGTTCCGTTAAAATTGCCCTGTGCCTGAATAGTGGTCAGGGCTTCTTCTTTTGCGATTGTGACAGAAGGGTTTTTAGTAGCACTGATTACAAACTGGTACCGGGTGCTTGCGGTGAGGCCCGTAAGCTGGTACAATTCGCCGCGGTTGATAGCGGCGTTTTCTGCGGGAATGGGAAGATTGGTTGCAGGCATAATTTAAAATTGTTAAGGGTTAAGCTTGAGCTTTAGTTTGTTCGACAAGGGGGGTAAGCAAAATTCCCCTGTTAAGAGGAACGACTGCATTGTCTTCAGGAGGGATAATGATGTCTCCGTCATGCACGTAAACAGAGGAAACCGCGGCATCCAGAGAATCTCCGAAGTAAATAACCGCGGAAGAACTTTCCGGTTTGGCTGAATCTACGGAAAGGCTCACTTGATGTTTAACGCCGGGAGTACATGAAACAGTTCCGTATTCAGAAGCAGGGGCTTTAACTACGGAAAGAGTGATAACCGCTTCGGCCAAAGTAGCCGTAGCTTTAATGTTCGGTTCATTGGATGAATCCAATTGTTTCAGAAGCAGGGGGCGGTTAAACACGTCCGTTCCATCTACCAGTGTAGCTGAGTTCTGAATCAGGAGGGAACCAGTACCCCGGTCCAAAGTGAACATAAGAATGTAGTCGCTCTTATCCGCGATTACCGTGGTATATTCTTCCCCGGAATTCAAAGTTACCGGGGATTCCGTGGGGAAAGTAATTGAAGCCATATGAATTAGTGTTAGTGGTTACGCGCCGAAACCGGAAGCAATGATTGCGTCAAGGTCAGCACCTTCTTCCAGCTCTTCATCAGTTTCTTCCTGAGTTTCGTCCTTGGGGGATTCCTCGTCATCCTTCTCGTCCTCGTCACTCTCTTCATCCAGTTCCTGGTCTTCGATAGAGACGATTTCGATGGACTTACCGTCATCGGAAACTATACCGACACCCATGACCTGTACGTCATCACCGGGTTTAAGTTCACCAAATTTTTCAGGGTCGTATGCAATCTTCATTGTGAGAATAAAATTGGGGCGGGCAGGAATGTCCCACCCGCCCCGGTTACTGAGTTAAGGGTTTATATTACAGACCAGCAACAGCGGACGGAGTGCTGACCAGGGAACCAATGGGCTGGCCATTCGCGTCTACCAGGTCACGACCTGAGGTCGTGCGGATGTGACGAATGACAACACCGTGACGCGGGAAGACAGGCATCGGGGCCGAAGACAGCGTAGCCACGAACAGGCCCTGAGTACCCATGTAGTTGGAACCGTTGTCCTTGTTGTTCACCCAGGTGAGTTCCCCGGCGTAGGTCACGGGGTCCCACTTAGCCTGGCCGTAGGCAGACACAGGGCGAGGAACCAGAGACTTGTACACGTCCTTCACGAAGATGATGGTGTCTTCATACGGCGCGTTCAGGTAAGCCGGGTTCGGGATGTAGCGGGTACCCACCGTGGTTTCGACCGGGATGTACTGAGGAACTTCCACCCACTTCTGACCCGTAGTCTTGGTGTCGTCGAAGGTGTAGCGGGGGTTCATGTTGTCCACGATATAGGTGAAGCCCTTGTAAGTCCACTTCACACCCAGCTGACGAAGCAGAGTAGCTTCCTTGCCTTCAGCGGCTTCCGCAAAGTTCCAGTCCTTATGAATGACCTGATTTTCACGCAGGATAAAGTCCACCGTATCTTTGGAAGTGTAAGCCAGGAACACGGGGGAACCCTGGTCCATGAACGCGGCAGATTCACCAGCACCTTCGTTGATGAGCACCTGCCAAGCCTGGTTCATCAGGTTGTCGTTAAGCGCGGCCTCCGGCTTAACTTCCGGCATGGAGTTAATATCGTTGCTCACTATGTCGAGACCGACGACACCCGCCTTCGTGGGGATAAGCTTGTAGGACGCAATTTTGATGTAGCTCTGACGGTAGAAACGGGACCAGGTGTTACCCACGGCACGCACCAACTGCTTAACTATGTTTTCAGCCTGCTGTTGAGCCTGCCAGGACTGGCGCATACGTAGCACGTCCAGTTTTTCAGAAGCCAGGCGCGTGATGAAGCGGCTGTAGGAATAGGTGGTGGCACCCGTATTGTTGACCGTAATCGGAATCTGGTCAGAAGTGGAATCGAGACTGATGTTCAACCATTCGGGACGGGGGTCCGTAGCACCGAAGGTTGCAATACGCCCGGAGTCACCAACGCCGTCCGTCCACTCACCAGACATAATCATCTGGGAGTTCCACGGAGATGTACGAGCAAACGTGCTGTACATGGTGGCATTAAGAAGGTTGGTCATCGTAACCAACTTAAGTTCCTGGGCCTGAATGTCGTCAGGAGAAGTAGGATTAGCCATTTTGTAGTTTTGTAGTTAATATGGCAACGCTATTCTCTTGGAAGAATTTGAGGGGTTCTTTGGCGGTCATGGCAGGGACAGGACCAGGATTTATGCACCTGCAAGAATAAGAAATAGGTTTGCTCGCGGGAAAGCAAAAGGATGCACCGCTTTGGATGCATCCTTTTTGTATTATTCCCGACTGTATGTCAAGGAAATATTTAATAATTCTTAATGAAGCAGGTCAAACGCACTGTGAATAACGTCGCTTACACTCGCAGGCTTAGCGGCTTTTGGGGTTTCCGGGGCTTCCGTACTGCCCTTCCCGGCAGAGGGTCGGGCACCGCGAAGCTTCTTCACCTTAGCTTCCAGAGCTTCAATTTGTCCGCGAGCTTCCAGCAGTTCCTTCTGCATGATTTCCGCAAGAGCTCCATCCATGAAGGAGCCGTTATTTATTTTGTGGGCTAAATGGCGAGCATGTTTAAGATTCTCTTCCGTAATTTCGGTGGTAATCCCCAGCTCCTTGGCTCGGTCTTGCATGGCTTCCAGCGTGTAGTTGTCAAGGTTGACTTCGTATTTGCCACCTTCCACGGTTTTACCCCTGCTCGCCTTCAGTTCTTCAACATACTTGTCAGCATCGGCCTGGAAATTTCCGTGGGCTTCGATAGCCGCGTCACGGACTTTGGCCATACGAACAAAACGGGAGAGGGAGGCTCCACTTAGTCCAGCATCCGTTCCGATAGTTTCATAGGCTTCCTCCTTGTCGAAAGCATCCAGCTCAAGGTTGAGGGCAACTTCATTCAGCTTGTTCATGTCGACAGATACCCCAGCCTCACGAGCGATGTCCTCAATCCTGGCGTTAGCCTTGTTATACGGATTGGTGACCTGGGTCTTGTATTCTTCCGTCGCAGTGAAAGCATACCCCTTGACAATTTCGCGAAGAGCTTCCAGTTCTTCATTATTCGGGGTTGCCGTCTTAGCCGCATCCAGTTGCTGTTTCAGTTCCTGAATTTCCTTCTTGGCTCCTTTCAACTGGACTCGCATTTCGGCAAACGCCTTGCTTGCGGCCTTGCTGGCCCGTTTTTCCTTGGGCTGAGTTTCTTCCGGGTTCTTCTCATCGTCCTCTTCTTCCGGGTTCTTCTCATCGTCCTCTTCTTCCGGGTTCTTCTCATCGTCCTCTTCTTCCGGTTTGGGGGCCGATTCTACGGGATTGCCATTGGGGTTGGGCAGTTCAACGGGGGCTTTCTGTTCTACCTCGGCATCTGCTATGCGAGGCTGGTCAGAGGTAACAACCGTACCCACGGGAGCCACGGATTCCGTGGGTTCATTAAATACTTGTTCAAAGATACCATGAATGGCGGTGTCGATTGCTCCAGATACAGGGGCCTCCGCAGTGGCGGGAATTTGATTGTCTGACATAAATGTGTATTAGAGATTAGGTTTGAGTGAGTTAATCCAAGCGTTTCGTTCAAGGGTTTCATGGGGGACCGCAGATACCGGGGCTTCCATGGATTCCAGGGGTTGGGCGAGAGTGTGCAGTCCAGCAATGACGGCCTTTGCTCCTGCCGCATAGGCCCCAGCGAGTGCCGCCGCTTCCATGGTTGATGGAAGCGTGGCATTCAATTTAGATTGGATGATGAGGAGGGCTTCCTGCATCACCGGGTCGTTCAAGAGGTCAAACAAAGTGCCTTGTGTTTTAACGTTCGACCTGAAAGCTTCTTCGGAACAAGTGGGCCAGATTTTAGACATTGGTACCTCCCAGGTTTGCCGCGGCCTTAGCGTTGGCTTCTACAGTCTTAGCCGCTATCTCTGCCTGTTGCTTTTCTTCAGCGAGTTTGATTTCGGCTTCGGTCTTCATGCGCTTCAACTCAATGTCAGCCTGCGCTTTCATTTGTTCCGGCGTAGGGCCTTCACCTTCAGCACTTTCGGCCTGCTGTTGAGCCTGCATAGCTTCCAGGGCCCGCATGCCGTTAGTGATGACTTCGTTGCACCGCTTCACCAGTTTTTCGTATTGTTCAAATTCAGGAACAACTTCCTTACTGGCCTGAAGGTAATCCATATGACCAGCCAGTTGGCTGACCAGAAGCTGAAGAGGCTGAGCAAGTTGAGCCATTTCTTCAGGAGAAAGCTGGGTATCTGGGACCAGGGACAAGATGTAATTGGCGTGCACTTCGGCATGTGTCCTGTGGTCCTCATTCGGCATTACCGGAACTTCCTGTCCTGCCAGAAGCTGGTTATTCTGCATAGATGCAATAGAGGCGGCAATCGTCTCAGACGGGTTCGGGTCATCCTTCAAGGGCATGAGAAGGCGGGCGGTGCGTCCGTTCGTTTCGTTAGCGATAGCCATGCGAACCAGTCGTTCCTGACCTGCCCTGGGCATGAACTGCATGTAGTTGAGGCACTGCCGAAGGGCCAGAGTCCTTCTCACCTTACTGCCTGCGCCAATAGGTGGAAGAGCCGTAACGCTGTCGAGGTCGATTTCATACAGGGCTTCCACAGGTACTCCGGCTTCGGTCAGTCGGTCTATCATGCGCTTGCGTTCCTCAGCTCCTGCAATTCCTTCGTCGTAGTCCTTGCGAATGACGCGACGGACGATTTCACGCAAAAGAATGGACAGGTGTTCCAACAACATATCCATGATGTTGTTGCTGACCTTGCTTGCATTGCCCATACGGATTTCCGCTTCCAGCTGAGTGCGGCCCATACCACCATCAGCGTTTACGTCGATTTCACCAAGACGTTCACGGATTTGACTCTGCAACAGGGTCAGGGGAAGGGAGGCAACCTGCTGAAGGTTAGGAGTTGCGTTGCTCTGAATCTGAACAGACGGGTCCAGAATGGTATATGCACCCATGGGATTAACCATGGCAGAGAGACGGGAGGACTCGTTGGTGGCCATCACGTTCAACGCCATACCTAAGAACGCGGCATCCGTTGCCTGGTTCATAAGCTTGTCGATAACACGAGTGTGCGGAAGGAGGTCGTTGCCATATCCGCGCAAAGCGTGAATGTCGCCGTTGGTGCTACTTCCCAACGGGAATAAGACGAACGCCTGTTCCATGGAGTCATAGGCTCCATACTTCGTGTAAAGGAATTTAGTATCGTCAACGGTTCCTTCCTTGTCGCTCTTCACATCCTGACCATTGCCTCCATTACCATTCACGAAGAAAATGGAATGGGTTACGGTGCCATCGAATTCACGAACCCACATGTGGGAAATCGGAATGCTAGTGCCGATAATATCCGTCAGGGTGTAATCCCCGTTCTTGAGCATCTTCTCAGTTTCCCAAGAGATGCGCTGAGGCTGGACGGTTTGGTTGTAGCTAGCTGTGCGAAGAACCTTCATGACTTCCTCTACATCCCAACCCGCTTCACGTGCCGTCTGCGGGTCACGAACATAATCGTAAAGCTCATGAGCACGCAGGGTGCGCGTTGCGAATACTACTTCTAACGTCTTGCTATCAGGCTTAACCTTGCGCTCAAACGCAAACTCGTTCAGGCTACCTGCCTTAAAGAACCAGGAATCCGGGTCTTCGAAGTAGGCAAGACCAAAGCCGTGGAAAGAGAAGTAGTGCAGGAGGTCCGTAATGATGGAGGTGAATCCCGGCATAGACTTAACCATCTGGGTAATCTCTGAGGAAAGGATGTCAGAGTAGATGGGTCTGCGGGCATCATCGCCAAAACGGGTCTGGACGGAAATGAATTCAGGGTTATCCCAAACTTCACGCAGACTGGCCGCAACCTTTTCGCGGATGATGCGCATGGTGCGGAAGTTGTAGTTAGTCCGGTAGTTCTGACCGACAGCGGAGAGAGCCATGGGGTCATAAGGGCGTTGGCCGTCAAGCTCAGCCTGCGCTTCTGTCCGTGCCTGCATAGAGAGCTGGTCAGCAGTGAGACAGAAATACAGAAGAGCTCTTGCCTGGTCAGCGGTGGGGACCCGCTGTTTCAGCAGGTTCCCCTTCTCGTCAACCACGCCAATGACTCCGGGCCCTACCGGGGCTATGGAATCAGGATTAGGCATAGAGATTAAATGAATTCAGGTTCGGAATCTTCTTCATCTACGGATGCAGTTACAGCATCCTCCTTGATGGCCTTCTTAGTTTTAGGCTTGACAGCTTTAGGAGCTACGACACGGGCAGTGGGCTTTAAGCCTTCGGCCTCAGAGAGGTCTTCGCGCGATTTCGTCGGTCCTCCCTTCTGTTCACTCTGTCCCATGATTTTAATAGTCTCTTCGCTAAACTTGGCAACAGACACTTCAGCGAGAGTAGTTACCGGGCTCTGTCCCAGTTCCCCGGGCAGTTCAAACCCGGAGGTGTCAGGGATATCTCCGGTTTCAATAAGCTCATCCCAGTTGTCCACGTTGTAACATCTTTCAGTCAGAACGCTGTTAAGGAAGAGTCGGAAGTGGGGAGACACTGTGACATAAGGTACCCGGTGGGGGTAAAGCTTAGCCAATTGGCTGGACATGACGAACGTGCCGTCAAGCGTGTAAGATTCCTTAGAAGATTCCGTAGCTGGGATAGTGAAATACTTACCAGCAACAGTATCGCATTTCTTACGGAAAAACGCGGCATCCAGGGCATCAATGGCTCCCGGAAGGAAAGTTTCATTGCCTCGTTCAGATACCCAGATAATGGGACGCTCATTCAGGTCGTTCTCATAAGCAAGGGCCTGATGAAGACGCGCGAACATGTGGGTCACCAGCTTGTAATTATCAGCGACAGGGGTAAGGAGTTCGATAGTTCGAAGGTCCTTGAACTGATTACGTAACAGGTTGAGCATGGGTTCAGCCGCCGCTCTCGCCCGGTACGGGAGCATAAGCCAGATTTCATGGTCTGTGCGGCTGGACACCGCTACGCTGTCAAGCAGGTTTTGAGCAATTCGCGTACCATTAACAAGTACACGGGGCTCACACGGGATTACTATGGTTGCCATATTTGGTTATAATACAGTGTGTAGTTTATTTTCAGGGAATACATACGTGGCCTCTACAGCGGCCTCCGTCAGGGTCAGGGCCGCCTGCGGTGGCAGGATGCTGAAAGCCCTGTGAGTCATCAATGCGCCGAACGCATACCAGCGAAAATAGAATTGAGCCTCCACTAGGGGCTCATACATTAGAAAATTGAAATAGGGGTACTTACGGTCCTCCGGCCTGCCTAACGGTTTTGTCACACCAAGGTAGTTCTGAAACATGTTTCGTCTGAAATACACATGGCGTGCTCCTTTTAACGTAATGTCCTTGGGACACATAAGGTGCTGAACATTAACGGCATCCTTTCTGGGGTTGTCCACCTCGGTGGCTTTAGGACATGGGCGAGTGGTTTTGAAGCTAGCGGCACTCCCTCCAGTAATCCAAGAGGTATAATACTGTCGATATTTCCAGGACTTGCCCCATATCTCCTTATCCCTCATCACAGAGGAGAAAAGTTTCGAATTTTCCGAAGACTCAGGAGCCGGAAGCCTCTTTCTAGGACCTGACCCTTTCTGTGGTTTACTCATCGTCTGACGTACATTTACATGGTTTGTTCTTAATGTCAATCAGATAATTTACAAAATTGATAAAGGTAGCAGAATCAAATTCCGGCAATTCGCGCTTATAACTAGCATAAGCACTAAGACTTGCCATAGGTATTGCGGACCAGGGTTCATATACGTTTGCCAGTTTGTCCGCTACACCCCGAAGGAATTTTTCGTATTCCGGCGAGGGGGCTATCAGCTTCATGAATACATCATAATCCGTAATCTTCTCCCGGCTGATTTTCCGGTCAAAGGTTAAGGGGTCGTCCGCATATTCTATCCTCTGTAGCGAAGGTGCCATAGATTGCTTATGCTGAGTGTACTTTGCCTTATACTTATTAGCATGTTCCCGGAGAGCATTGAGGTCATCCAGCCATGCGTTCATTTGCTGGCACCAGGACCGCAGAGCTTCAACACGCAGTCGGATAAGGTACGCGGTGCGCGTAATCTGGCTAAAACACCCACAATGAGATACTCTACTGGCACTAGAACCGTTAGCCTTAATCAAGTTACCGCAAGCGCACTTAAATACGTAGGGCTTATTAACATCGTGAGAGTAGCCCACCACGGTGAGAAGCCCTATCTCCTGACCAATGGAAAGGGGTTTCTTCTCCTTCCCCATGTAATCTGGATAAATGTCTGGGGATTTAATTTCTTCCGGCAGGTTAATAAGAGTGACCGGAGTCCAACGACGTAATAATTCGTGTAAGTTTTCGTCTTGGGTCATGCACCCGACTATAGGAGCTTCCTCGAAATTGTCAACTATTTTTTACGTCTTCTTCCGGCTTATCACCTTTCTTCTTGAGTTTAAGCGTGATAGTACGGCTGGCACTGTTTTCTTTAATCTCTGGACGAGTGCCATCTTTATTGAGAGTTATGGGCCCACCCTGCAACCCCATCTGAGTAATCGTCTCAGTCTGTTCAAGTTCGAACTGTTTAATGACCGAAGCGAGCAGGTCCATATCCCGTTTGGCGATGGCTTCGTTAAACCGTTCCCACAAGCCGTGGCTTCGTTCCATGATGGATAGGAAGAGGGGAACATCCTTAATGGATTCGATGTCAGCATCAGCCATGAAGCTGGCGACCTTCTTAAACCCACTGTTCATCAGGTCCTTATACTGCTCACTCATGTTCTCAACAATTTCGAGCTCAATAGTTGTGCGAGCTTCCTGACGTTGCAGGATGCGGGCCTGGGTGTTCTGGGTGTAGCTGTTGAGAAGCTGATTCCTTATAGTCAACTCTTCACGAGAGAGTTGCACCTGGTCCACCAGCTTATTAACCTTGTCCTTCGTCAGTCCGGTGATTTCAGAAATAACAGAGATAGGAGCTCCTGCTTTATACAAGCTTAATGCTTTGCGGTACAAGGTGTTCTGCCAATCGTAGTCGGCAACGACAGGAGCAGTGGTGTTTTTAGATGCGCTTTTCAGGTCCATAACAGATTCATGGCTTGGTTCACTTCCTCACGGAAATTATCCCGCTTGGGTTGGTCCGTTTCGGTAGCTGAGGTAAAGCCTCCAAGGTATCTCCCAATATCCCGGGCTTCGATGTAGGCCGTTCCATCTGGGCGGTATTTGATAACTTCTTCATGTTTTACCACTTGCTGGTTCCTGATGTCAAGTCGAATTTTACCGAACTCCGGTCCCATGATTCCCCGGCATACATGGACAATAAGAGCCAGAGCGTCAGCGTTGTCCGGGGATTTGTGAATCCGCTTCTTCATTGCTACCTTGGGCTCTACAGAAATACGGGTGCCATTCATGGTATAGAGGCGGGACTTCAGCTCTACAATCGTCGTAGGGTCAAGGCCATACAGCTGGCGTGCGTTAATGGCGAGCTTCATGCACCCCCACAATTCAGAGACCTTATTGGAATACTGCTGACACGCCTCCTGGTTTTGGAGAAGGCCCAGCGGTACCTTGCTGGCTTGGCCCGCGAAGCTAACTGTCTGAAAGTCCGTTCCCACATGCTGAGCCAGAATCTCGATGAACCCGGTTCCTCCGGTAACGTCAACAGCAAGGTGCTTGCTCTGAACGTTATTGGCACGAAGAATTTCACCCACCTGTTGAGCAATGTCAAAGTTGCGCTGTCTCATCTTCTCCTTGGCTTTGGTGGATTTAAGCATGTAAGTCTGAGTAATGGCACAAGCCCATAGACCTTCCACGGTCTTCCCCACCTTCGCAAGCTTCAGGCAGGTCTGGTCCCCTCCGTTGGTGTAGGCCGGGTCAAGGCCCGCAATGGTGATGAGTTCTCCTTCGCCCCAGACAGGCATAGCGTCCGCTCCGCTTCCATAAATCTCCGCTTCCGACATGAGACTGCCTTCTTCAGCGTCGTCTGAGAAGGTAGCCTTGTGGAACCGGAGGACGAACGGGCTGTTCTCCCCATACTGTTCAATAGTCTGCTGAACAATGTCGAGCGGAGTATAGAAGCTCCAGTCTTCGCGCTTGTATTTGATGCGCGGGTTTTGGGTGTTGTCGAAGCGGATGTAAATCCCGTCCTTGGTCTCCCAGGAGTACTCTTCGAAAATATCAACAGAGTTCCAACCGTCCTTCGGCATAGCCATCACCCCGAAAGCATCCGTGCGGCTCTTGGGGTTAGAGGCGGCCATCAGTGTAGGGGGCGTGTCTGCGCGGTTGGTGATGAGGTTGGTGCGCCAGACTTCCACCAGTTCAATAGGCAACTCGGAAAGCTCGTCATAGAAGACGTGCATGTTCTTTGCTTTAATACCAATGAACCGGGAACTGGGGTCGCCAACGTTAGCACAGGGGATAATGGAGATGCCGCGGGAGTCGTCGATATCTCCTTCCTCGTTAATGCCCTTAATCTGCCCCTTACCGTCAACGAGCTTGCCGGGAAACTCCTTACGCCATAACCTCTTAATATCCTTGAAGATACGTTTTTTCGCGCCTTCAATGGTGGTAGAGGTGACCAGGCACAGGGTGTCAATAGGGTCTGCCAAATAGAAGAGCAGGGCCATGATGGCCATGGCCAGGGACTTCCCACAGGAGGAACCACCGCCCATAATGCAGACGTTGTACTTCGATGCAGTCTCTATCATTTGCTCCAGCCAGGGAGTCCAGGCAATAGGGGTCGGACTTCCTTCGTAATTCCAGAGCAGGTCAATCGCGTTGTGAGCATGGCCATATCGGCCCAGACCGCCCTTCTCTACAGGCCAGTCATATTTGAAACACCAAAGCTCAATATCCAGTTCGGAGACTCCGTATTCCCATTGTCTCCCATATCGTGTAAAATGTCTTGCCATACTTCAGAGTCGAACAATATCCCAGGAATCCAGAGTCAAAGTGTGGTCTCCGTTAAGTTCGCGGTAGGCCCACAAGAGGATGAGCAGGGCATCTGCGTTCTGTAGCGTTACCTTCACTCCCGGAAAGTGCTCCATCGCTATCTGTTTAAGGTTGTTCTTCCAGCGAGTTCTATCCCGCGCAGTCAGGCCCGTATCGTAGGCTCCAACGGCCCTCATCCATTTGACAGGGGTAACTTCCGTAATCTCATAGCCACGGGCGGCGGCATAACCGACAACGCGGCCAGTAGCATAGCCCAGGACTCCAGAGCTTCGGGGATTACTCACCTTGCCGCCTCCACTCATAGCGTAGCTCATCTTCTCAATCACGAGCTTACGATGCTTGTGGCGGGGAAGCTGATTTAGGAGCCCTTCCAACTCATGGGTATCTTCCGGCATATTTTGTACATAGATTTTCTTCTGCCGGGTGTCCGCGAGTACAAGGGCTCCGTGGACTCCGGGGTCACATGCTACCAGTTGCATTCGGGAATATACCGGAGAAACATGCCTGAGTCAAGCGCAAAGAAAACCCCCGCCACGTTTCCCAACGGGGCAGGGGTACAAGAACCAATAGCAAAAACAATTATATAATGGCGAAGTCGATGGGAAAATCGGCTACTGGGTCACAGCGGACAAGAGGCCCATCTCCTGAATAGCCTCCACCTGGCCTTCCACGGGATGAGGTTTGAACTTAAGGTAAGCTTTCGCGTAACTATTCTTGCCGTCTCGGCTTACCGCCCTCTGCGCTCCAATCTGGACACGGTAGGCGAGGGAACCAGTCTTGGCACCTTTCAGCATCATGAACTGGATGAAAGGTGCGCCAACGCCCGTATATTGGTTGCCTTCCGGTGTGTAACGGGCCAGGGTCCACTGGTCGCCCATGAAGTCAATCGTAAAGAGAGCATCAAGGTCATCCTGGGTAGTGGAGGCATCCTTAATCCCTTCGGGCTTCTTAACCAGAAGCCACATGGCCAGGGCGCGATTAACCTGTTCCTTGGTAAACCCTTCGGCTTCATATTCCTCCTTGGTATTCCAGGACTTGGCGAAGACCCCAGGCTGACGCTCGTTGAACGGGATGTATTCCCGGAAAAACTTTTTGGCTTTCAGCACAATACATTCCAAAGGATTATTGCGCTCAGCAACAACGAGACCATTAAGGAGGAAGGCCCCAAGACTTCCTACAGGTTCTTCCAGCTTGGCTTCCTCGCAGGAGGCCTGCCAGAGTTTGAGGTAGGGAATCTGGATGTCGGATGCGTCCGTTTCACCTTCAAAGGACTGATAGGTACCCGCAGTGGCGAGCTCCTGCTTTTCATAGGTGCCCAGGTCAAGGGCTTCGTCCTGCGTGTCGGGTTCATTAGCTTTTCTTACAGTTGCCATATGTATTCTAGTATTTTTGTATTCAAGTTGAGGGAATTTCTTTAGCGAGTGAACTGCCCTCTTAACCTCTCGGTGGAAGTGAACATATCAGAACTTCCGAAAATGTCAACAACTTTTTACTTCATTTTCAGCAGAGCCATTGCGCTCTTCACTTCACGGACAATGCCCAGGTCCTGCAAGTCCTTCAACAGGAGTTCCTTAGCGGCTTTCTTCTCTGCTTTGCTCGCTCCTTCCACAGAGGTTCGTTCCAGTACGATGTCAAGGAGCTTAGCCACAGGAAGCCGGGAAACGGCATCCAGAATCTCTTCCGGGGTAAGATGCTGTTCGACATAAGCACGAAACGTATCGTTGTCCACCTTAATCGTATTCCCCCGGCTGGCATACTTCCATCCGGGCACATCCACCCCGCAGGCAAACAGGGTCTTGGCATAGTCCTTGTGCACCTTATTCGCCTCTCCGATAATGCTTGCGAAGGAGAGAAGGGAACCCAGGGTTTCCGGGTTGTCCATAGCCGTACCGATGCTGTCAATCATTCCCTCTGCTAAATCCTTGTCCTTTAATACTTTAAGGGAGAAGTTACGGGCCATGCTGGTAATCTTCTTACAGGTCGCCAGTCGGTCGCAGTAGGGACAGACATGAGGGGAAGAGCTGTAGGCATACGGGTTGTCCGCATCACGGCCGTGCCGGATAATGACGGATGCAATGGATTCCACGGCTTCCGTGGCATCCATGGGTACCACGGGCATGTCGGAAGAAAATGTCGGTGATTCCTTCGTCCGGTAGAAGGCGGCGGTTTTAAGCGCATCCTGCTGGCTCGGTTGAATTACTGCGAGTATAATCCTTTCACATTCAGGACGTTCCGCAAACTCCAACAGTCCATAGTAAATAAATTGACTATTGACTTCAGGGCTAGATACTGGCACCAGGCCCATCTTGTAGTCGATAATCATGGAGGTATTCCCACGTCGGAATAACACGTCAGCGGTCCCCGTCTGTTCCGGGTCATCCGGGTTAAAACGGATTCCAGAGAACTTGTGTTCCGGCAGTACTTCAAAGTCTGCCGTCCCTGCTTCTTTCCCCATCATCCCCCGCAGGATGCCTACCATATTGTTGGCCGCTGTGTAGAGGGAACGTTCATGCTTGGTCAGAAGCATATCCGGGTTCTGGGTTTCCAAGGCTCCGTGGACTCGGGTGCCCACGGCAGAGGGGGAGAAATCATCTTCCTCTTCTTCCTGTGTCATGGGGCGGGGCACGTAGCCAGGACAGGTGGCAAGGAGTGCTATCTGGCTGGGGCTGTACTTGCTGTGCGTATTCGCGGAGTTGTCTGCTGGTTTTTCGTTATTCGTTTGCATTGTGTGTCAGTGAGTTAAAACAGATTTCCTTAGTGTTGAGTGCTTTGATGATTTGTTCTTCCACGGTACCCACGGCAGTCACGATATATTGAATCGTAGAGGATTTCGCACCCAGTCGGGCAATGCGGCCTTGGGCCTGCAACAGATTCTGAATGGAGTAGTCTGGGGAGATGAGGGCCGCGCGGGGGAAATTGCCGTCCGTATCATGGAGAGACACGCCCGTCCCGCCCGCACTAATCTGAACAAGCGCAAGCCGTGTCGTATTCGATTGAAACTTATCGACTTCTGCTTGTCTTTGCGCTCCCGTCAGCTGTCCGCTAATTTCAGAATACTGAACCACCTTTCCGGCCTTCTGGTTAATAAGGTCCGAAAGAGTAAGGATGCTGTCAATAAAGGAGACAAAGATGGCAACGCTATATCCACTCTCCAACAGTTCGACTGCCTTCTCTGCCATGGTGGGGAGCTTGGAAAGCTCTGACTGCTGGCGAAGGCGAAGCAATTCTACAACCGCAGGCAGTTCAATACCTTTCTCATTGGCGCGTTCAATAGATTCGTCCCAGGCGTGGTCCAGTTTGGTCAGAACTTTCTGCAATGCCTTAATCTTGTTCATACCCTTCACATCCACGTCAACGGACAGATATTCGATTCTGTTCTTTGGGAAGAAAGTGTCAAGCTTTTCCTTATCGATTTCCGTCATAACGCCTGCGTCGAACAGCTTGCGTTTCAAGTTCTCCATAAGGGATTGAGTTCTAGTAGATAACTTAAATTCCAATCCACCCCAGAAAGACTCGGTACATCCTTGCTGTCTGGCCCACATCCAGAAACCGATGCGGGGGTCTTTAATCCATCCTGCATAGGTGGCGGGGACGCTCATGTCCAGCGGCGTAATGAACGGAGTGGCTGAAAGCATAATGGCGGGAATCTTCTGGACTGCCGCTGACAATGCCATGATGTTGCTCTGGCTCCGGTATGTCTTGGCCTTATGGCTTTCATCCAGAACAAGGACGGCATCTTCGGGCAGGGACCACCTACCATAGGTAATCCGGTTGCGGGTGAAACGTGCGGGTTTTGAGTAGAACGGTGTGTTACCCATACGGATTTTCTCCCAGGAATAGATGCCCGCATCAACTACGCCCTGCGCCTCCAAAGCACGCTTCCACTGGGTAACAACAATGGCAGGACAGACAATGAGCGGTTTGAGCCCTAGAATGCGGGCCGTCTCAATCGTGGTCAGAGTTTTCCCCGTACCTGTGCATGATTTGTTGACGACGAATCCGTGGGTGCGGAGTGCCGACACCATAGCGTCAATGCACTCCACCTGCGGCGGGAATGGTTTAAGAGGATTGCTCATTTTCTGTACCTGTCCATGATTTCCGGTTCGGCAAGAAGAGGAAGGGTGTTCGCCCATTCAGGGGTGTCCTCCATAATATCCTTAACCCGTTGCGCATACTCTTCAGCCTTATCGGCGGGAACCATCACCACCGCTTCGTCGTGAACAAGGAGGCAAGGGGCGGCACCGGGCAATTCCTTGCAGAGACGGTTGAAGGCACGAACCATCAGGTCGCGGGCAATGGACTGGATGTTGTTGTTACTTAATAGGTTAGTATTGACAATGGAGGACTTGTACCCGAAATCGACGCAGGTGGCAAAATAGGGTCGGCGGCCGTCCTTGGGCTGGATAAGCTTCTTGTAGCAGTTACGATAATAAAGCTTCCGGCCGGAGGGGAGGGTGAGAGCGAAGCTGTGGGAAGGGGTCCGATAGCCGCGGGCGGCCAGTGCGTCGAGCTCGCGCCACCATGCAACCACTTCAGGGCTTCGGCTTCGGTACATATCGACAATTGCCTGGCACTGGTCCCGGTCCATGCCCGGATTGGCACGTTGAATCGCGGACCATCCCGCACTGAAACCACAGGCAAGCACCCCGGCTTTCACATGCTGGCGAAGATTTTCCTGCCCGGGGGTCTCCTTGCAGTATGCCTTAAAATCCGTCACCGATTCAGGGATAAGGCCCCAACCTTTCGCGTTAGCGGCATAGATGTCCTTTTCACCTGCACGGAGGGTTTCGAGAATTTTTTCCTGCCCGCAAAGCCAGGCGGTGAGACGCGCTTCAATACCCGCCCAGTCACAGACAACCAGTTTATAGTTCTCCGGTGTTTGTATGAGCTCGCGCTGGTTGAATCCCATAACACTATCACGGTTAAGCTGTTGCAAGTTTAATTTATCACCACCCGCCGTCCAGCGTCCCGTACTCGCACCGCAATAGGTAAGCGTGTAAGGGATTCGGTCGATGCCTTCATGGTCGGTATAGACACGGGAAAGCATGCGCTCCGTCAGAGAAATAAGACGGTTGACGCTTCGATATTTGCCAATGAGGGAAACCCATGGGACGAGTTTTCCGTACTGTTCGAGCCAGTCAGTGAACTTTTCACTGTTCTTGCTGGTGGTCTCCGGTGGTGGGATGTTCAGGTCGGCACAGGCCTTGCGTAGTTGGGGAATGGAGAGTTTCTTCTCCAACGGGATGGCTTCCTTGTACTGCTCTCTCGCTTCGTTCAGGATTTCCAAGCCCGCCTCGATAGCCTCACGGTTGGTCGGCACTCCCCTCCAACCCATCAGACAGGTATTGAGCCAACACACGCGTTCATGTTCCGGCCAGAAGCGTTCGAACTTATCCCAGAGGGCCAGGCAGTAGTAGGAGTCGCCCGCCACGTACTCCTTCATGTCGTCAGGGATTGCATCGAGGGCTCGAAAGTCCACGCCCTCAGCCTTGGCCCGCACCTCCTTGCTAATCTCAATGCCCCATAACTTGGCCACAATCTTCGATAGTGCGCCATATATGGACAGATAGTTGGCCGCGGCGCGTGAACATACCCAGGATGAGAAGGGAGTGCGGAATCCGGGGGTTCCGGGGGCTCCGGTACTAACAGGAGCTTTCAAGCCGAACAGGTAAACGGCGTAGTCGAAACTGGCATTAAAGGACACAAGGGTCTTACCCTTAGTAGTTTCTGCCCAGTTAAAATACTTGGGATGACCTACCCAGCAGTAATTCCCATCATAGGCTGACATGATGTACGCGTCAAACTTTTCGTGGGTGCAGTAGGACCGGGCATCCATGCAGGTCATGGAGTAATCCCCTTCGTAAAACGTTTCAAAGTCAATGGCCAGAGTATCACCTGTCAGCTTCGTCTGGTCATCCGTGATTTCCATTTCGTAACCCGGAATCTTCGGCAGTGAAAATGTATTATCCATTAGTCGTTCTGGTTAAGATGTTTCTTAGCATCGGCGTAGCATTCGTAAGGAGTAGCCCCGGATAGGTTTTCTTTGGACCTCTTCTTAAAATACTTGAGGGCGTAAAGCATGCGCCTGCGCACCTGGTCCTCCTTCTCAAACGCGGCATAGGCTACTGCACTATTATCCGTTGCTTCGTTCAGGACAGCTGTAAAGAGGCGGGCGGCAAGCACCGCAATGTCGTAGGCTTCCTTAGCCCGTTCCGTTTCATCTTCAGCTTCCTTATATTCTTCAATCTCCCATTGCAGGTGACGAAGGAGGTCCGAAGCAGATTCGACAAGACCCATTCGCTTGAAGGTCCGGTCAATATAATCAGCGAGTGTGGTGCAGGATATGGCGAGGTCGTTCATGGTTTAGTGTTTGAGGATTTCTTTGATGCGGTCATTAGGTTCGGGGTCAATATCTTCAGGGCCTACCATAAAGACCCGGCCCTCCTTATTCTCTACAAGGAACTTATAATCGGCACCCTGCGGAGTAGTTACCACGGTTACGGGTGCCGTGCCCTTAAGGAATGTGTCGTCACCTGGGCGCAACAACATGAAGGTCGGGAGAATGGCAATCTGTCGAAGCCACTGCTTCATGACCTGGTACGGCGCGTCAACTACCGAAGCCTTAGTATTGAACTCATAAGGAGCAGAGGAAGTTCCGCAGAAGGGGCAGGTCAGATACATGACAGCCTTAAATGAGGTAGCCTGCGTTCTGGTCTCGAACTGAATATGAGCCTGGTGGCAGTAGGGGCAGAGGCGAGGTACGCTGACAAGCGGAATCCCGTCGTTGGAATAGAAGGTTATGTCGTTGTCTTTCATGTGCTTATTTGAGTAGGGTGAAGATTACAGTAAATTCAATGATAGCCCACAGGGTTAATATGCCATTCTGAAGAAGGCTCTCACATTCAAAGTTGGCTTTTTCCACCAGAGTTACGATGACACTGGTCACTAGAGATATGGCCATGCCGACATACAAGGGGAGGAGGAACATGCCATCCCCGGAACACCACGCGATGAGGACTATAGGAACGGTGAGCCACGCGAACGGGGCAAAATTTCTCAGGCAATCTTCGATAAATCCTTTCATGATTGGATTGGTCTTAGTGGGTCGATGTAAGCATATGGAAGGTTATAATGAGGAAGATGAGCACAAGATAGACGATGCCGCGGTGCCACCATTTCTCGTCAGGTTCGAGCCTGAAGAAGCAGGCCCCAATAAGAGGTATGCCCGCAAGAATGACATAGAAAATTTTAACCAGAATTTCCAGCATGGCGGTTCAATTAGTACATGGTTTCCTCGGCTTCCTGCATGTCGATAATCCAATCAAGGGAATCGATGGCCTTGTTCAGCTGGTCACGCTTCTGGGACAGCGCGAAGCGTTCCTGCATATTGGCGTTCTGGGCCTTCAAGTTGGCGAGACGTTCGTTGCTCGGCCTGCCCAGTTTCTTGCCGTTGCGGCTATAGCCGGGACGTGCGGCTTCCGTTACGTGGACTCTGTTCTGGTCCTGATTGATGAGATTGCCCAAACCATTCAAGAGGTTGATGAGCTTGGAGATGCGAGCATGGTTGGCACGCAGTGACTTGAGCTTCAGCTCGGCTTCCTTAACCTGGTTACTGAGGTCCGCTTCGAGCTGGGCCAGTTCCTTCAGGAGGGATTCGTTTTCGTTGTTCTTCATGTTGTATTGCTGGTTGGCTTTTAGTATTCCGTGGCAGGTAAGAGAGGAAGCTGAATGGGCTCACCTCGTACCCGCGAAGTGAGCCCATTATGACTACGGTTTTATTTTTGTCAAGAAAAACTTACAACATTGTTTCTTTTGTTTGTTCATCCCGCTCGCGCCATTCAGGGAACTTGTTGTACCAGCGTTCCTTAGTCTCACTGCTGGCCCACTCCAGCCAGTCTTCTACCAGCATCACACGCATGCGCCGGGCATTCGTTCCCTCTACTGCCTGCTTAGGCATGGCGTATTCCGGGCCGAAAGTGACGGACAGTGCCTGTTTAAAGCCTGTAACTGCCTGCTGGCCAGGACGAATAGAGGGGTCCGGCTCGTAGCAGATGATGCCCTTATTCTTCTGGATGGTTTGAAGAATCTGGAGCAGGACGCGGGGGCCCCGGAAGTTTTCAGGGATGCGCTTCCACAACGGTTTACCCTTAGTATCAGTGTCTTCAATCCAATCCACAGGACGTATCTTGTTCGTCAGAATGGCTTCGGAGGATTCGCGCATGCCCTGATTCAGGTTGATTTCCTGAGAGAGCTCAACCACAGTGTCCACCCGCTCCTCAATGTGGCATTCAAGAGCGTGGTATTCTTCTTGAACTTGGGACCATAATTGCTGTAAGTTAATGGAATCGCGAATAGCCCGGGCTTTGGCGAGATTCCCCTCAACCGCCTGAACATAAAGGACACTATACCTTCGGTTGCCCGAAACGTCCGTCAGAGGGTTAGGGTCATTGGAAGTCCCGATAAATACGGCTTTCGGCTGGTAATTAGTCTGGTCGCGCTGGTAGGCCGCCCGTGTCTTGGCCGGAGTAATATCCAGAGCATTCTTGACATGGCTTGCCTCATCCGGGTTGGACAGATAACGGTCGATTTCATCCAGCTGAATAACCAGCGTACTGCTCTTTTGAACCAGCGCGTCCTTCTCATTGCGGATATCGAAGTTGCCCGTAAAGCAACCGGGGAACTTGTTGAGAAGGCGTGCGGCCCAGGCCGATTTCCCGCATCCCTGGCCTCCAATAAGAATAGGACAGAAGCTGGGACAGATAGCCTGGACATTCTCCATGGCATTCTCCATGTGATTGATGATGGTGTAGAGCCAGGTCCGCATAACGAAATCCAGCCAGCCCGCAGGTTCCCAACCCTTTGGTGCTTTAGATTCATCCAGTTCCAGAGTTTTAATATACTGGCTAACCCGGTCAACTCCGTCCCAGGGGCGGCACCGGAGAACAGAAGCCAGAGGGTGGTAGAACTGGGAGGTAGAAAGGGACCGGAGGATGGCTCCAATTTCATGCTGGGTGGAAGTCATCTTCTGCATCCCGCCGTTAATCTTGCGGTTCCAGTGCAGGGCCAGATGGTTTATGAAGTCGTCGTCCAACGGATATAGCTTGCCGCGTCCCAGGTCAAGAACCGCTTTAGTATTGTTGGCCAGGTCCTTAACAACTCGAATTCTCAGCTGTTTGAAGAGGTATTCAATGTTGATTGAATTGAGCATGACGGCATTCTTCTCATTACGGCAGGGGAAATCCAGGTCAGGCCACTTGTCGGAATTCGTAATAATATAACTGTCAGCCCCCTCTAAGGGTCCCCGCTGTCGCAATACCTCCATGAGTTCCTGGTCCGGGTAATAGACCTTCTTCAGGAGCCCGGATTCCTCGGTAACCGGGGATAATGTCAGGGGGAGATTATTGTTCTCCAGGTCCTGGAGGTAAGTCTTGAACAGTGTCTGCATGCTCTTGATGCCGTACTTCGGGTCCTGGCAGTGGGAGTGGAGGCAATGGAACCAGGAGCGGGACGGGAAGTTCCGGTCAATCTTCAATTGCAGGTCCCTCAGCCCCCTCTCGGTGCTGGCATGGTCCCGACAGCAGGGGCATTCGCCCCGAAGCGCATTGCCATCCCAGCGCAGAGCGCGGAACCCTTCGGCCTCCTTCTCGTAGCCCATCTTGTCCAGCCAAACAGGAAATCCCTGAATCAGGTCAGGGATAGGCTCGCCCCCGGTCAGGTAGTCGTCTTCCGCAGTAGGCTCTGCGGTCTGCTGGTCCGCTTCCTTCATGAGGGATTTAAGACCCGGAACCTGATACCTTTCCGGCGTATCGGGGTTCCGCTCTATAAGCGGGCCATGATAGAGAAACTGCAACCGGGAGATGTCGCTGGTGCAGGGGTCAAGGGAAAGGCCAATCTTATCCTTAATCATCCGGGACAGGTGCGCGAAGATGGCCGCATGCCGACATTGCCGTCTGTTGGCAATACTTTCCGTGGTCTCCCCTTCGGAGGTATTCAGATGGATTAGGGTCTCTTCATCCACCTGGAGGTACCCCTTAATCCCGCCGCTGGGGCTTACATATCCGAACAGGTAGCCGGGAATTTTGGGCAGAGCCTCCCGGGCCCTCTGCATCGCGGCTTCCGCTTCCTCCGCGGCCATATCTTTCAGGTCGATGTCCAGACCGAACACGCCAGTATGCTTCCAGAAACTGGCATTGATTCGAATGGCAGAGCGCGGAGTGGCGCGGATGAGAGCAGGGTATTCGGACTGCACCTCTTTAAAGCTCTTCGTATAGCACACGGAAGGCAAGATGGTCGGCAGGGTTTGTTTTAACGGCGGGAGTTTATCCTCGCCGCCCATGTTTTTCGACCACCTCCGGTAAAGAGTCTGAGCCCATGGAGCCACGGAATCCAGAGGCCTGCGGCCTTGCTGGACATCCAGCAGATGGGACAGGAGAAGAGCTGTCTTAAATTCTGTTTCCTCCGGTTCCGGTTCTTTGAGGAACTGGATGAGAGAAGGGAGGGCGGCTTCAAAGTAATTGGCTCCGCTCCCCGTAAACATAAACGGCCTCTGGCTGGACGAGACGACAGTCTCGCGTGGCTGGACTACAGTGAGTTTTAACGTATTATTCATGATTTCGATGACTCCCATGGCATCATTGAATGCCGTGGCGTGGGACATGGTAGGGAAGAACCGCGATTTGTCAACAGCAAAATGAGCCCGCGGAATCCACGGAATCCGTGGCAACCACGGGTTACAACCTCCTAACAAGTTTATAACCCGTTGAGTTTATGAGAGATAACTTGCATAACAAGCATAACAAGCAGTTTTCCCTACATGAGAAAATTATGGAAATGGGGAGGCATGGAGTCCGTGGGTTCCGTGGGTTCCGTGGGTTCCGTGGGACAGGCTGTTATGGAGGTGGTCTGGGCCCCTTTCTTCCTTCTAACAAGGCATCTAAACTTCTAACAACCTTCTAACGTCTTTATAACTTATTGATAATGAAATACCTAACTATCATAACAACCATAACAACCTAAATATTAAATATGAGAAATATAGATATATATAGGGGTATAAGGGGTATGTATTATATATATATATATGGACAACTTGTTGTTAGCGCGTTAGAAAGAGCCCTGAACACCTGTAACTCATTCTCATTGAACGAGTTCCGTCCTAACAACTTGTAGTTGTTTACCTCCTTGTTTTTCACCTTTATCTCTCTGAGAATGAGGGTGTTACACTATGAAATCTCCACATCGTGTTAGAGTTGTTTACTTCTTGTTAATCGAGCCGCTTAACACGAAACTGGGGGTCGCACCCTTTCAGATGGACCCCCAGACCTAATCAAAACCATGAACACGATGTGGACCTACCTCCCGGGTAGAACTCAGAACGCACTTTAACCTTTTCGTCTGAAGTTCTTTTAAGGAGGTAGGACCAGGAGGAAATTAACATGGCTGTGTTCTCAAGTCAAGTTTTTCTGGTATTGAGTTCTAACATTCTTCCTATGTTACCCCCACCTTCCACATGCTTGCCTATCTCTCCCCTTGTGATTGTCCGTCTCACCCCTGAACCCTTCTTTTAGGTATGGGTAACATTGTAAGTAGGTTCGATACGATAGAACAAAGTTACCCCAGGCTAAAGCGGTCTTGACTTCTTCTTGCGGTTAATGATAGCCAACATGCCTACAAGCCCGCGAAAGGGTTGGCCCGTCTATCAAGAACAAGCAAACCCCCGCGGCGACTATAAGAGCAAGAGCTATCCCTGTATGCTGGAATTCTACTTCATGTACCCAGGTACCGCCGCATGCCAATTTTGCTTGACAACCCCAGTTACCCTGTGATAGATTGCTCCCGGTTCCTGCGGAGACAACCGCTGACACCGCTACGCGACGCGAGTTCAGAAACCTTCCTGGCTAAGGTTCTTCACACGGACCCCCTCCTTTCTATTGGTTTTAGTCGCTTCTTTCTACCCTCCAGGATGTTTCCTCCATGACATCTTGGAGGGTTCTTTCATGACCAGGTATAACGAAATGTTATTGTTTATCTGACAGTACCATGTGCACGGGTAATGGCTGTGTGTCGATTTTGCTTGACATGGACTGCTTCATGAGGTTTCAGTAACTCTAATTTGGACCCTCTTAATCCCTACCAAACTAGTAGGATTTAATATGCTCTCGGAACCCTCGCCGCGCGTCGATTTCTCTTGACAACAAAAACCCCGGAAGCCGTTGACGCGACCTCCGGGGTAACCTATGGAAGCTGGGTTCTCGAACTCGAAACCAGGTCTGCCCGGCCAACAGTTTTACTCGACATTGTCTGTTGCGGCTACCTGAGTAAAGAGTGGGTCTACAGTTGGGGAGTGAGCCCTGGCAGACCTCTTCGAGAACCGGAGGCTTTTATAACAGAAGTCTTTTTTCTGTCAAGCATAAAATAGATGAAAATGAAGTCCAGCCGTGTGTCGATTTTGCTTGACAAGGCCCACTTCTGTCTGCCCAGAAGGTACCCCTACTCCCATACCCCCACCCAAAAAATTTGTGTCAATCTTTTACAATGGCGCATGTGTAACCCCGAAGCCCCGGAAACCGTGGTGGTATTTGGACTTTTTTGGCCGAAAAAATTTCCCCAGGCCGCCAATTTTTTCCAAAAGTTAGTTGCGCCTAACATATTAGGGCCTCCCGGTTCCCGTGGCCTCCCGGCATCCGTGGAATCCGTGGCTTTCCGGCTTCCGCTTCCCCTAACCGTCAGATACTCAATAAGGTATAGGGTAGCCTGCCCCTTCACGCAATTGGTGCATGCTTCCACTCTCCCCTGTTTCCTATTGGCACCCTGTTTGCTATAAGTACCATAGAATCAATGGGTTACAGTTCCATACTTCGCATAATACATATAATGCCTAATCGGCAAGAATGTTATTTGAGAATCGGCTTCATCTTTTTAATTCCTACTAATCTTGTCGGAATAAGAAGAAAGCACTGGGAATTAGTCTTTAAATTATTTGAAGCATGCTTCATTTTACAAAATTGTAATAATATCTTCGATTTTTTATACCGGCGTATAACTTTTTCAGTTAAGAAACGTAATTGGTTACGTAATTTGTATAACTCATTGATATTCAAAAATGGTATAAAAAATATACTAAGGTTCTAAATGGGAAGTAACTAAAATTTTAATTAAGAAATCTTAACTAAAAGTTATACAGGTGTATAAGAAATGTAACAGGCTAAACCTTAAGAAGTTGTGCAATTTGACGTGCGGCCGGAACCCACGGAACCCACGGAACCCACGGAACCCACGGAACCGCTCTATATTATCACGTGCGCATACATAAGCACATGGGAAGTGAGCGGAAACCGTGGAAACCGTGGAAACCGTGGAAACCGCATTTGGAGATTGTAGGGCCCGCACCGTAGCTATGCGAAGGTGTATGACAAAATCATAATTGCCACAGGTTCAACGGGTTACACCGCTTGCACCAATGAGTATCAACAATTATCAAATAAATCGGTTGACAACATTCTGCCCCTTTGTAAAATGAGCGCATCAACCCGCTAATGAAGGCGGGTAATCCAGTAGAAAGAATAAGATATGAACAAATCGGAAGAATACGAAATCGCCGCAATCCCTGAATGGGCCGTCATTTATCTGGAATACGGAGATACGGACGGCCTATCACCCGAAGATATTGCGCTTGCCGCCGGGTTTAAAGCGGACTACTATTTAGTTGCCCGTTGCGGTGGAGAGCATTACTTCACCTGCTCCCCGGCGCTCGGGGCCCCTGCCACCGTTGAAGATTGGAAAGTCCGGCTCCGTGCCTAAACCCCCGCCGATAGGAAGGCCAAACAATAGAAAGACAATAACTTATGAAGCTGAAAGGAACTATTGAAAACCTGCATATAAGCTATGAACTGCAAGAATCTACTCTTATTATGTGGTCAACGGTAGATGACCGGGTACGTTGGTATACGGGCATGACTGCTAAAGATGCCTTGCTGATTTTAGACCTCATGGCCCGGTACGCATGGCCGAACGTTTCCCGGAATTATCCGGGTGTGACTGTTGTACGGGCCTCCGAAAATGGCGTGATGCTCATTTCCCCTGACGGCACACCCCCGGCGAGTCTCCTCAACAATCTGCCCATGCATGAGCGCATTGCATGGATGCCGCTAGGGGTTGATTCCGCTCTCTTTATTGCACCCCGCTATGATGCGGCAAATAATCAATGGGTTAGCGTCATCGATGACCGTTTGCTTTAATTTGTCATACTCCGAAAATACTAAATAATACTTGTAATCGCCGCCCTCATTGGCGGCCAAACAATAGAAAAACAATAGAATATGAACATGACCAAAGTGACGATAAGGGGAATCAGGCAATCGCTCCCGTTGTACCCACAGAATCCTTGCTCACCCTTATCCGTAATTTGAACGATACCGAAAACGCTTAATAACTACCTCAAAACAAATCAAACCGAACGATAGAAAGAAATAAGACATGAGCAAGAAAGAATGTCATGCGCTAGTGTACGAAACAAAGACGGGTGAACTCCGTTTAGTTGTGTTTGATATTATGGGAAATATCAGATATGCCGCACCCGTACCCCCGGAGTCCGTTTTGCCCATGCTCAACGATTTGCAAGACTGCTGGATGTGGGAAATGCCCGCCCATATCATCAACCCCCGCCAATGGTGGAATGAAACCGCCGTAACGCCCGGCACCAAGTTGATTTATTGCCGCCGTCATCCAGTGTGGGATGACATGAGGGAGGCTGGATATAGAGCTTTCGCCAAGTTGGAACCAGCCGCCGCCTATCTGCCTAAAAGCTTTATTGGCAAGGATATACTCGTATTGACTGGGACTATTAAAAATAAGGAAACTCGCCGCCGTATCTTGGAGGCAGTCCGCAACGATTTTGACGCAGTGGAACTTGGCACATCACCCGCCTTGACCTTTAAGCTCAAATCACGGGAAGATTTTTCCCGGCTCATGTCCACAATCCGGGAATCCAAGAATGACGGCCGGGAATTTTGCCGGGTTGTTGTGGTAGGGTGCGAAGTTTTTAAAGTGCGCTAAGTATCACATAATAAGGGCCTTGCAACTTTTGTCATACAAGCTGAAAAAATTTTAAATAAAATAGTTGACAACGTCATCATACCCGATAAAATAGCCGCATCAACCGCCAATAAGGCGGTGAATAATAAACCAAAGAAATAGAAAGACAATATATTATGAATATGAACTATATTGTGGTTGAAGATAACGCCGGAACCTTACACATGTTTGTAACTCACGGAAGCCGGACAGTCTTTGCATCACCTATCCCCACGGAATCCATTAGGCCCTGCATCGATAACATTGAGGTTGCGGCGTGTTGGAATGAGGATAAAGACCTGCTGGAAAACTATCTGGGCCATGATATCCGCAATGATAAGGATGCCCGCAAGGCCCGCAATCTCTATTTTGCAGATACGGCTTCGCACGTGGGGAATAATATCGTAGCAACCCGGCATGAGCTTAATACCTCCGTCATGGGAGCGGCGGCTAAACTGGCGTTCGGCATTACTGACTAATCACCAACCACCGGGGGAGGAACTGCCTCCCCCGCAACCACCAACCAAAATAAACATATGAACACAGATATTGCATATATTCCTACCCGCCTCATTTCCTATCTCCGTACAGGAGACTTTGGAGATACGACCGCCGAAGAACGGGCGCAAGCTGACGAGTTTTCCCGCCATTTTTTGCTTGTCTCCCCTACCGCCCCAGACTCCCGGTTCGAAAACTTCCCTGCCTTTGGTGGCCCGGCACCTTGTACACCTTGGTACGTGGAAAGCCGCTACAGATACACGGGTATCATTCCGGCACCATTATCTACCAAGCTCCATAACTGCACCGTCTATTTCTGGAAGGAGCGGAGCGAGCCGCCCGTGGGAGCGCACAAGCCGGACGGACGCAGGACAATAGGCACCGATCTCAATACCATGACATCAGTACTTGCCCGCAATGACGGGTGGACGGCGTTTGCGGTCATCCGCAACGGGCGTGTGCTCTTTGCCTCCCATGATGATATTTACCTGCCAACCAGTATTGCCCGCATGGACTTTCGTCTTTCCAAATAATTTTTCAGTAAATTTTTCAATCCATAAAATCCACATAATAAGAGAGTTGCAACTTTTGTCATACAATCTCGAAAATTTTTAAATAAATTAGTTGACAACCTAAGCACATCCGATAAAATAGCCGCATCAACCGCCCGCTAAGGGTATCAACCGCCCACAAGGGAGGTTAAACCAAACAATAGAAAGACAATATATGATGAATAAAGATAAACTGAACGAACTGGGCCGTATCTATGGAACATACACGCAGGACGGGAAAACCTATGTAGGTAGCCAGTACATGGAACTCGTCCGCTGGGTTAGTGATGATGACGAAGCAGGCTACGTGGAAGAGTGGGAGGCTCCCGGTTATGACGAAAACGGGAATGAAGTTCTGCTAATCTTATCCTTCCGAAAGGGTGCGGATGCAGAAGTCAACCCTGTGAATCCAGATTGGAAGTCTTATGGGATGCGAGTCGTTTCTACGTCCGCTAAATAACAAACCAAACAACAAAACCAAACAACAAACCAACAATAGAAAGAAAATAGAATATGAAGGAAGAAATTATGGAAACAATCGCAAGCGAAATCTGGGAAAAGGCGCATCAGGAGAATCTCCACCAGCACATCAACCGCATCACGGGGAAAAGCTTCCGCTCCACCAACACTTGCATTATCTACGTAATTACCGAAAACCCGGAAGCCGTTGAATCACTTATCATAGAAGTTGCGGAATCCTGGGATGCGGAATTGAGCAAGTATGAAGACGGCTGGGAACTGCTTTTTTACTAATATCTAACCTACTAACAATCAATCATGAATACTATTGCCGAACTCAAACCATATGAACGGGTGATGATTAAAAATCTCGCCGCTAATGTGAGACAGGTTGAACCTTATCTCCTGCAACTCTCAAAAAACGCCGCAACGGAACTAGTCTATCTTGCAAATCTGGCGGAAAAATGCGGCGCAACTCTTACCGTCATTGCTAAAAAGCGAGGACTGCTCAAAAACGTACCGCACCGGGAAATGACGATTGACGAGTACCGCCGGAATGAAGCCGACTGGAAAGTATCAAGGGCGCGTATTTCTGACCCATTGTGCTTGATGCTGGAAGATGCCGGAATGAATGCCGCCTAAAATGGACGAGATAAATAGCGAAACATTCAGGATCGGCAGAATGAGGGGACCGCCGGAAAGGGTGATGACGCTGGGGCCAAAACCAAACAACAAACCAAATAGAGAACACTAAATATGAATACCACAATCTGCAATCCTACCAACTCCGAAAGCCTGACCATTTGGCTTGCCGCCGCAAATACCCTGAAAGCTAAGCATGGTGCAGGTGTGCGTGGTTCCGTAGATATCTATGACCGGGAATACTATGAGAACAACGCCGCCCAGTGCATCCTTTACGGCACGCCGGAGCATCCGCAAGCGGTTTTCGCAATCACGAAAAGCCTTGAACTTGTCACGCTCATTAAAAATCCGGGTAATAAATCGCTGGACATTAGCATCATCATTCAGCACGCTATCGGCATGGGTGCACATTGGCTTTTCTGCGTCGAAACCGAAAAACTTCATAACCTGTACACCTCCAATGGCTTCATGTGGGTGGCCTCCCTCAAGTGGAATGATGAACAGGCTCCCGAAGGCTGGGACTCCGAAAAATACGGCAAACCCTATGTCAGTTTTTATGCGCTCAAGGATGCCCTGACCTCTGACGACCGGGAAACCTACGCATGCGGCCGCTTCATGTTTTTGAATTATGACATGGCCCTTGACCATACCACGCATCTTATCAATAATAATCAACCTTCAAACACTCAATTAGTTAGGAATACTAACATGTTGGAATATCTGGAACGCACCGAACAGGGTAAAGGTGATGCAGTCACCTGCCTGAACTGTGAATGGGAAGGCCTTGTACCCGTAACTGCTGAAACCTGCCCGTGTTGAGGCATGGAAGGGGCCCTTGTATTCACCCTTGAAGATGATAATCTACATATTCAGGAAGGAACGGTGTATGTGCCCGTGGAGAGATAACTATCACAATACCAACCAATTACGTCTTTGTCATACAACCTCGAAAAAATTTAAATAAAATAGTTAACAATAATCTAAAATCTAATATATTAAGCGCACCACCTCAAAGGTGCCACATAACAACCAAACAATAGAAAGAATACGACAATGAAATACACTACTCATAACGAAACGATTGCATACATGGCGAAAAGTGATGCCGCTATTAAAACGGTTCGGGAAGAAGTCTGGAACCAGTTCAACGGCGAACCGGGGGAAGATATCTGCAAGGAAGATTGGAGAGAACTCGGTGCATCAATCCGTACCTTTTTGGATGATTTGACCGTTACACGGGTGAAGCTTTTTAATTATTACTATGCCACTAATATCTCCATTGATTTTATCCAACGGCTGATTGCTAAGCTCCCCAGTTTTGCGGGTAAGGTCTATAATGTCCGGCTGGATAATGCCATAAAGGCTTGCTTCTCCGACTCTTTGGAAGATGCCCGGAAAAAAGAGACTCTCCGTACAATTAAAGGCTATGTAGATTTCAGCAATTATGACGATCACTATCTGCGATTCTATGGAAGCCTAGGATTGGAGGAACATATTTCTTTCCCGTTGGATTTCAAAGTGTTAGTGAGTCCGGAAACTGGGCGCATTGTTAGCGTAGATGACATGCAACCTGTGATTGACAAGCTAAACGCAACCGTGGAATATCTGGAATCTAAGGCGGAAAGTGCTCTTACATCTCTCCACAACATGCAGAAAGAAAGCATCTTGCGGAAAATTGTACAATCTACAATTAAAGTAAAGCGAGAACTGGTGAAGCAGGATGCCCTTATTGAGTCCATTTCAGCACCTCAAACCTATCACTACAAGCGCACGGACTACAACGCCGCCCTTCCTAAGTACAACCGCTAATTCATAACATATTAACTCTAAACAATTATTTAAGTATGACAAACATTTCCGCAACCAAGCTTGTCAAGAGCATTAAGGACAACACTCTTTCCCTCATTCAATTCCGTGGTGATTTGGACAACCTCCAACCTGTGAAATATCTGGACAACCCAGGCCCGGGGGATATTCAGAAAGCCTTCCTGTTCAATGGGTTAAATTATGCCGATTATAATTGGAATTATGACGCAGAAGGGGCGCAAATGCGCCGGAGAAACGGCGTAACGCTGGCAACCTCCCATTTCATGCCCACATACGGAGTTCATATTACCAACGGAAAAACTTTAGCCGCTTCTCCCCATGCAAACCTGTTCAACTTCTTGAGCGTGAACGGGTATGACCAAATAGACAATCACCTGAAGTTGGTGGATAATGCTTGCGCTGGAGCCATGAGCACTTTTCTTCCTTTGCTCTCCCCTGATGAAGGGGCCGCATGTCACAATGCGGCGTGGTCTATTCTCCACGATATCAAGCGCACACAGTCCTATCTAATCAATCGCCGGATAGCTTTGACAGTTTCCCAGTATCTCCTGACCGCATTACGCCTTGATTTGAAGGCATTAGCAGGGTATCGCTTCACACCATACCTTGCTGAACATTTATTCAACCGTGCGTCCGGCGAAATTGAGGCTCTCCAGGAACTGTATGATAGGCATTGCATTAGTGTTTCCGTAGATATGGAGAGACTGGCCGTGCAAGTCTTGGTAGGGTGCGAAGACTATTCTACTGATGCGGAGTCTATTGAGCTGATTTCTATTCCAGAATGTGCCCTCAATGTATGCCGTGGTTCCGTCAGCTTCCGACTGGACGAAGACGCTCAAAATGAGCTGATGTGCGTCTTGAGGGAGCAGGAGACCCGTATTAAAAGTGAGCTTGAAAAGGTGGAAGCGGCTTTGACTAGTGCTAAAAGTGAGCGGTACCTACGCAGTCTCTTGACGGAGTGGTTAGATGCTCACAACCACTATCAGGAGGTGCATCGACGGCTTCATACGCTCATGTCTTCCCGGTCTATGTGCCTTGTCAACTCAGACTCTAACCCAGTGCACCCGGTGCTTGATACTTCCACCTTTAGGCAAGACTAACAAATTAGGCAAGACTAACAAATTAGGTTGGCCTAACATATCAAAAGCAAAAGATAATCAATCTAAATTAACAGTAGCCAATATACTAGAACCCTCATAGAACGCTATAAAGCATGAACGCTTTTTTTGTAAATACTGAATGCAAGAGCCGTGAAGAACTTTCTCGTCCTGAATGGATTAGATTAACTACCTATGTAAATAAAATTCAGCCTAACACACTCCTTCTTCATGAGGATGAAGAATCTGTACGTATTGAAAAGCCGGAACTATGGAGCGGTGAAGGCTCGGTATTCATTAAACCGTATCGAAGACCTTACGCCGTTGAATTGCAACGCATTTCCCCTACTTCTTTTATCACACGTATTCACAAGCTGAAATGGAATGGGCAGGCTCTTACTATTTTGGAAGTGGCTTCTCTGTCCTTTAAGGATGCCGTGCACTGGGCACATACCTTCTTGGAGGTTATCACCCAGAATTGGCAGGATGTGGCATTCAGAATTGCAAACGAGATTCTAGCCATAGATTTTATGGTGGACCAAAGTTTGACCTATATGAAATTCAGACTACTGAATACTGATGAACCACAAGCCAAGAAATTAAACTCTATCAAGGCCCGCCGCATGGCTGAAAAGTTGTTCCTTCCCTGCATGGTGAAGTTTAGCACAGTGGTTGAAAAGGAAGAAAGTTCAGATGTCACTGAAATTAAAGTGGTTTTCCGTTAATTCTAGAACCCTCATAGAACGCTATGAACACGTTTAAAGACGCGGTTCTTAACACCCGTGCCCAGTATTTGAAGCACATGGGGATTGCAGACAGGTACCACACCCTGTGGGATTTGCTCGAAAAATCTGAGATTGCAATTACCATTATAGGTTTCCTTCTCTCCACCGCTACGCTTGTTGCAGTCGAAAAGTTTGACCTGGGCTTCTATGTATGGTGCGCTCTTGTCCTGACTTGGTTCCTTCCCCCCTTCCTGATTGAGATTGCAATTAACATGTGCAAGACGCGCATGCAAAAGCATCTTAGCCAGGCCGCAGTGCTGGCTCGCTGGATGAAGGACTTCGGAATTAACCCTCCTATCCTCTAACTAGAATCTTCATATAACCCTACTAATCAATAAGATAATGAAATCAATCGCACTTGCCCAGCAGATTTGGCTTCTTGCTGACTACGTGAAGAAGAACCCGAAGGTTTACGAAGGACTTCCGAAAGGTCTTCTGTTTATGGTAGATGAGCCGACCCAGATAGTTATTCCCCGGAAGCCAGTGACCCCGAACGTCATTGAACTGGAAGGCTTCGGGCTTGGTCCCGCCTGGTGGCAGAAAAAGCAAGTAACCCTGACGGCCACATATCACAACGACCACGACCGGAGATGTGTTCAGATTATGCGGTTGGAGAACCCGGTAATTAAGCGAGGGCAAGAACACTACTATGCGACCCTCTTCTACACGCCCTATCAAATGGGCTTCAATGCGGTACGCTACTCTACGAACCTCTTTTCGGCTCTGTTCAAGGCGCGTCCGGCTCTGACCCGTGAGGTTAAATACAGGCCCGCGGGCGTTGAACCCTATGGGGAAACCTTGGTAGATTTTAATGTGGACGCTTTAGCTATCTGTCTCGACCCAGCACACCCGCTGGATATAGAGAGTCTCATCCTTGGTGGTTCTCTTCAGAATAACATCCGCGCCTGACTAGAACCCTCATATAACGCTACTAATAAGTTCTATGCAAATTCTGTTATATCCTGCTATCGCTTATCGCCAGTACAAGGAAGAGGAAACGCTTTGACGACGAAAGAAACCATAAAACCAACCAGATACAATGACCATTAACATACTTCTCGACCAGTTAAGACATCCAGTAGTCGGAGACCACGTTCTCTTTGATAGGATAACCCCCGGAGTGGTTCTTGAACAGGACAGGAACTACTTGGTTAAACTGTTGAAGGACTCGAACCCGCCTCCTGTTCTGGCTAAGCCAGAGGACATTACACCTATGTTTTATTATCCAGACCGCAACATGCATGTGGGGGATGTAGTTCGATACATTGGATATTGTCCGTTGGATTCGCACCTATGTAGGGACTACGTTGTAATTTCATCCCTTATCGCAGACACCCTCCAGTACCGCTGTAAAAATATTGAATTGGGGAAGGAGCAGATATTCTGTAGGGATGTTTTAGCTCTGCTCTCCCAGGTTGAGAACCAGCTGGAGATTGAAGCCCCTTCGGGAGCATCTATCCCACGGTTTTCCATCTGTAATGCAGTTCCCTGCGTTCCTAAAATGTTCGATGATTTTCATTGACATCCACGGAACCCATGGTATCATTTAAACCCATTAACCAACTTACACGAATGAACGAATCTATTAAAGAAATTAAGCTCGACGCGGTTGAAGAAGCAGTGGCCGCCCTGTTGAAGGAACCGGAATCCATTAAGCTCAAAGAGGAAATGGAACTGGCCTGGGAATCCATTCCTACGTTTGGACTGGCACCCGATGCATCCGCGGAAGCCGTGGCTGAAAAGGCTACGGAGATTGGAGAGCACGCGGCTTCTATTTTCCCGGGTGTGGAGCTTCCCCCTGCACAGGGAGTGGAGTTCATGCTGGAGAAGGCCATTGAACTGGTGACCAATCTCCGGGATTCTATCATGTTCACGCAGGAGATTGAGAATGCAGGACAAGCCTGCGCTATGTACACTGATACGAACACGATGGTTCGCGCTATTATTATGGTCCTGGCGGTGCACATGTTCATTTCCTACGCCACATTGAATAAGCCCGGCCTTGTCGGAGAAGGTGAAGGAAAGATTAACGCGTTCAGGTATTTCACTGTATTGTCCAACGTCGTAAGCATGAAGCTGTTGAAGCTTTCCAAGTATTCCTTTATCAGTAAAGAAGTTCTGCAACAACAAGTAGAAGATGCCAAGTCTAAAATCGTCCTCGCTTAACACCTCCCTTGTATGTCCTGTTTGCGGAAGCCCATATCAGGTTACTGATGGTTCTGACCCACAAATAGTATGTGCTACCTGCGGGTATGTTCTCCTGTTTTTCTACGAGCTGGAGAGGATGCGCCCTTACCTTAAACCTCTGCCGGACAATGTACGCTTTCAGGTAAAGAACAATCGGAAAAGAATTAAGAAACAGCTTAAACTCAAACGAAGAAGACAACGAAAATATATGAAGCATTTAACCCATAAGATTCTCACACTGGTTCTTGCTCTCATGGCAGGTCTGATTGCCGTGGCATGCCTCTCATCCTGCGGCCCTCCTGAACGTCCTGCAAAAATGGACGATGTTTATACTCATTGTCTCATCTTTGTCGGCGGCACCTGCATCAAAGGGTTCGATAACCTCAAGGTCTCTGACTGGGACCTGACGTACGATGGCGGAGGAACTAACGTGTCCGTGATAGAACGGGATAAGCAGGGTCGTGCAATCAAATATCACAACTGGCATGGACATAATGTCTCTGTTATGACCACTTGGTAACTATGAAAGATGAAGCTTCGATTAGGGAATACCTCCGAAAGCATATCCCCATGTGGTATAAGGCGGCCAGTAAGAAAGGAATCCCTATGTATATGGACGGCTATATCGGACTGGCGTTCTACAACACAGGCATCCGGGGTATTAAATCCATCGTACGGGAGGAAGTCCAGAAGGCCGTGGAACGGATGGACATACCACGTCCCGGCATTATTTTAAGAAACCCTTAAAACTTGAATTAACATGAGACCTCAAGACTACAGTACACCGGAACTTGAAAAGCAGATTGAATTCCTGAACCAGAAATATTATGGAGAAGGGTTATCCGTTGTCCCCGATTGTGAGTACGACGCGCTGACCGCAGAATTGCGAAGCCGTAACCCGGATTCCCCGCTTCTCTGTTCCCTCGGTGACGACGCACGGCAGGGAGCGAAGACCGTTGTCCATACCCGCCGCATTCTCTCCCTTGATAAGATTCATGAAGGGGAGGATGGAAAAGGGGTGGCTCAGCTTAACAGTTGGATAAATGGACGCAAGGTGTACATCGAGCCCAAATACGACGGGCTAACTCTCGTTCTCTACTACGAAAACGGTTTGCTTGTCCGCGGAGTCACTCGCGGCAACGGAACCCGTGGAGAAATTGTTCCCATGTCCCGGCTTAAATCCTTCCTTCCTGATACGGCATTTACGTTGGACTCCCCCTTCTCCGGTACTATCCGGGGTGAAGTGGTGGTAGCTGTGGAGAATGAAGCGAAAGCTCTGGCTTTGGGCTACTCTAATCTTCGCGCTTGCGCGGTGGGACAGCTCAGGAACAGTCGTCTTAATACGGATGACCTCCTTATCCGTTTCATGCCCTTCGACATGGATGCCCCCGTATCTCGTGTTTACGCGGATGTCTATATGGAACGCCAGTTCGGCGTAGTTCCTCCTCGACGCATATGGAATCCCCTGACTGATGGGGAAATTACCCAGGATTTTCTAGATGCTCTTCAAAAGGGGCTTCAGTACGATACGGAATATCCTACGGATGGCTTTGTTCTTAAGTTGATTACGTTGCAGGATATTGAAGAGGCCGGAGAACCTACGGCCCATCACCCGAAGGATGCTATCGCATTTAAGTTCAACCCAAAAGGGAAAGAAACAATCATTCGGAACATTACATGGCAGGTAGGGAGAACCGGGGTTCTTACCCCTGTGGCAGAGTTCGATGCCATTTACCTGGATGGTTCTATCGTGACCCGTGCTACCCTCTCCAACTACTCCAATGCCCGCTACTACAATGTGGGTGATGTAGTGGAGGTTGTGAAAGCAGGGGAAATCATTCCCTTCATCCGCAAGATTGTCCTTCAAAGGTATCAAGACACGCAACCCCCGGAAGCCTGTCCAGAATGTGGCTACAATCTCACGATACAGAAGGGGAAGGATGCTGACAATCTTGTATGTTCCAACCCCATGTGCCGCGGCAAGATGGTAGCCAACCTCGTTTACGCCTGCGGAAAGAATGCCCTTGATATTGACGGCATGGGGCCCGCGGTTGCCCGTGCCCTCGTAACCAAGTTTGAAGAGTTCGTGGATGGTTCCGTTGACCTGTGCGCAGAGATACCCTTGGAGGCCCAGTACCCATGGCTCCCTCTGATGCTTGGAGATTATGATGACATGATTACACAGATACCGGGGACTAAAAGGTTGAAGGAATGTCTTGACAAGCGGAGAAAGGACGCTAAACTGGAGCAATGGATTGCGGCAATGGGTATTCCTCATATAGGTAAAACCAGAGCCGTAAACCTGTCCTGGAGATATTCTACTTTGTCCGCTTTCTTTACCCTCTTCCCCGACGATTTGAAGCGGGGAAACATTGAAGGTTTCGGAAGTGCAATGACGGAGGAAATCCTGAACTGGATTGAACAGCACCCTGCATGGAATGATATGTACTACGCAGTTCTGCGTGAAGATATTGTCGATGTTAAGGGCAACCTTCCAGAGAACCAGACCTTGAAAGGTATTAACTTCGTTATCACGGGAACGCTGAACCAGCCCCGCTCTGTGTATGCCATGCTGGTAAAACGAATGGGCGGCAGTGTTAAGGAGAATATATCCAGAAAGACCAGCTATCTGGTTGTCGGAGACTCGCCTGGAGAACACAAGCAAAAAGTTGCGGTACTCCATAAAGTCCCGGTGATTAGTGAAAAAGAATTCCTAAACATGCTCAAACAAAATGAAAAAGATTCCTGACGAATACATCCGCAAACCCTTCACATGTACCCTGATAAGGAGGGAAAAACACGTAGCCCTTTATTCACAGACCCACCCTGAAGGGAAGACTAAGAGGTACGAAGTTGCAGTTGTCCGAACCAGAACAAAAGACAATGACTTTACTGGTACTAAAGCTGGGGATGAATATTTGCCAAGCCCTGAAGAATGGGGAACTTATGGTTGGACTTACACCTGCATTGAAGATGCTGAGGAAAGAGTTAAAGAACTCTTATCTAGAACAGCATTGAGAAGGATGGAAAATGAATTAAAGAATTCTTAAACACAGACAACAATGGACATCGAATGGATTGACCAGCAGGTAAGACTCCCCCTTAGCAAGGGGACTGTTTTTGAGGCCATATCTATGGCAGAAGAAGCCGGACGCACCTGTTACAAAAGCGAACCTAAAGGAGACCCGGTAGCTTTTCTTTCTAAAATTCTCTGTAGGGGACATGAAAGCGTGCTGGAGCATATCAATATCTCTGCCGTTTTAACTACGGACAGGAGTGTAACTCACCAGCTGGTTCGCCACCGCCACTGCGCCTTCTCTATGGAGTCTCAGAGGTATGTGAACTACATCAAGAAGGGAATCATTCAACTAGTTAAGCCTCAGTTTTTTGGGGACCCTTCAACACCCCCCACAGTTGTCAGGCTGTTCAAAGGCAAGTGCTTATCTCTGGTGTGTACCTATGAGGAGCTGATTGATGGGGATGGACTGCCGCCCGAAGAAGCTCGCGGCATTCTGCCTAACTGCACAGCCACAACCATTGCCATGACTGCTAACCTCCGGGAGTGGAGGCATATCTTCCGTATGCGTCTGGATGGCGCGGCTCAGCCTCAGATACGGAGTCTCTTTCTTACATTGAAGGAGGCCATGAGTTCCAAGTATGGTTTAAGCTGGGCATTCGAGGATATCCCTTGCTGTGCGAATCGCATCCATAACTCGGCTATATATCTGGACTAATGCCTCGCTTATACTATGGGCCCGGCCGCTATCAGCTGTTCAATAATACCCCGGATTCCTATCGGCGAATTAAAGAGACATACCACGCCTGGGGTGTGCGCCTGGGGAGAGACCAGCATGAAGCCCGTAGACGCATTATAACAAATTTATATCCTAAACATGACAAGTGGGTAGATACGGACCTATCCAGTGCTAAGCCCTTGACCAGCAGTCAATTAAACTACGGCGCAATTCTCGCCAGTGATAGACCGAAGGCATCCAAAGGCCCCTACTACGGTAAGGACTCGGAGTGTACTATAATGTGGAGTGCATACGACAACTCCTTTTCGGTCGGTTATTCTCTTAATGGTGTTCAGCACCATATTTCCATGGCAGTGGCACTGCTGGGAGATGCCGTTAAAGCTAAAGAAATTGTAGGAAAAACAAATAGAATGGTGAGGTATCTGCTACAAAGATACGCTAGAAAATATACCCTAGTCGCAGTCCCTGCGGATTTCATTCTAAACATCCAACACTTTGCTCAAAAATATCAACAACGTTTAATCTATAAAGCTCTTATAAATCAATGCAAGAACACGAAGTAATCAATGCGGTAGTGGCAAGCCGGGTAAAAACCCAGGCTTTTGCAGACATCCCTGAAGAGGGTCCTATTGCCCATGATGCAGTTAATCACCCCTCCCATTATACATCACACCCCAGCGGAATTGAAGCTATCCAGATTACGGGTAAGCTTCCCTTTGCCCTCGGCAACGCTGTGAAATATTTGATGCGTTCACGGTACAAGAAGAACCGCATTGAAGACCTCAAGAAGGCGAAGTGGTACCTTGAATATCACGCCAAAAACTGGGCTAAAGTATTCGAGACTTATGAGCTTCACCTAATCTTGAAACAGTTTCAACGCACGGTGATGGCTAAAAGCTATAAAGAAAGTGAAGAGGACCGGATTCTTGTACGACTTTTCAACATCTGGACACATGACAGGTTAGCGGATGTTAATCCAGCTTCTGAATTGCAAGCCTGCATAGGGGCCCTTACTCAACTTGTTGCTCGCCTTGAATCTAAATAAGCACACGGCCTCCGTAGGAATTAACCTACGGAGGCTGATGCTAAGAACCCAAACACAACTTACAGTCCAAACAGAATGTATATCGTTGCAAGGATTTTATACCATTATACCATTCAAGCTGTCAATCTTTATTTGACGGTATAGTTTTTATCCTTATGATTTTTTTTGAGCTGTTCTAAATGAGCGACCCCTGATTCCCAGTTGCGCTTGAGGCACTGGACCACTCGTTCGTATTCTTGAATAGCTGACAGGTTGGCCTCGTCCGCACAGCTAAATACATCAAGATTCAAGGTGCCGCATTCCTGCACTCTGAAATGATGATTGGTGAATGTTACTTCAACAGTTTTGCGGGACATATTGTAGGAGATACCATCCACTTCAACGCCCAGAATGATAGGGACTCCAGCCTGTGAAGATTTGATATACGCGGTGCTTCCTTTATACAGGGGTATGTTTTTAAGTTCTTCAGGTTCGAAGGTGGTTTTTATTTTGGATTCGCTGTGGTTAATGTAGGTGCAGGAGTAAGGTTCTAACTCATGGGGTTCGTAAAAATCGTAGTCTGCCTCATCAATGTACCTGACTCGGATAGGTAATGTTCCGGTTCCATCATCTTCCTTGATAATACCTACAGCAGATTTGTGCTTGCCACAAATAACCCGGACCGTTGTTCCTACTTTGCATTCTTCTCTCTTCATTGTATTAGTTTCTTTTCAGTTCGTTGCTCTTTCATAGCAACGCCAGTATAACTGTTGTTTTATTATTGTCAAGAATTTTTCTTCCAACAGTCAGAATCTATATCAAAGTGGGCCTTCACCGTTAAATCGCAACCACACAAGGTGCAGTATAAGGGAGGCCCCCCACCTGAGAGGTCCACAAGATTTTGTGTTTTCTCTTTTAAGAATTTTCTTCCAGCTCCTTCGGCACCACAGGTAGCGCATCCTACCTTTTCCAACCCTGGAGGAGGCACGTCCGTAGCACGAGGACAGCTCCTGCAAATATCATAACGTCTTTGGGCTTCTTCACTGCTTACGAACCTGTGCCCTTGTCTATACCACAGTACCATAGTAGCAAAGAAGGACAGGACTTTGCGTGCAGACATGGGTTCATATTCCCGCCACTCAATACCTTTATCTCCGCACGTCTGGCAATACTCCGGGGGAAGATAGGAGCATAGTTCAGATTCAAAAGACTCGTTTCGGAAGGGCTCCCCATTGTTGATGAAGAGGCGAGTTACATTTTTCCTGAGCTGTTCCAGTGTAGGTCCTTCAACCTTAACGCCTTTCAATCGAACACTCATAGATTCGGGAACGATAAATTTCCAGCCCCCTGGTGGGGTGGCTCTGACATGGTTGGGTACTATACGAAAAGAGGGCATGGGAGATTGTACCGCCCATGCCCTCTGTAAGTCAAGGATTTAATGTAACCTACTGTTGAAGAGCTCCATCAATTTCCTTCTGGCTCAAGGCCCTGTCATTGACATCAGCGGAACCGCTCCCAGCCACCTGGATGATGAGGTCAATCTGCTTTTGAATCAGTTCGTGACCACGTTCTGTTGTGCTTGCCTTCTTATCCTCCAGTTGGAGACGAGCAATAGCTTCCTTAGCGGCTTCCTTGCTAATCAGTTCAGGGAGAATGCCGCTCATGGCCGCCTTAAACCTGTTGGCACTCATGCCAGAACGTTCAATAGCGGATGCGAGGACAGCATCTTTTATACTCTCCGGCAGGGTTTGGCTCAACCCATAGACGAAGCGGACTCCATTCACCACGTTGGTATAGTTGTTGAGGATAGCCTCGGATTCCTCGGCAACCACGGCATCCACGTCAGCCCCGGACTCCATTCGCTTATAGTAGTTCGGCTTGAGAATCGTCATACGCTTGGCTCGGTTGAGCGAAGCTTGGGAATTCTTCAACCCTTGAGCGAGGGTTTCCGTCAGGTCCTTCGGCCTGCGCATCCCTGCACCTAATGTTTGTGCCAGGAAAGCTCCCCCGCTAAGGTCTGGCGTATCACCACCGACACCACGGGCAGATTTAATCATCCAGCTATAGAACGGAACTTTGTTGTTTAATGTAGTTGCCAGACGTTCAGCCCAATCCCACGTATGGCCGCCCCCCACTAACGGGTCGAAGCCCGCAAGAACGGTCAAGGCGTTGAGGACCCCCGGTATGAAGGCCACATTCTCATTGCCCGTAGTTGCATATTGATAATGGAATCCTTCTTTGTCGAACAGTTCAAGCGCAGTAGCCAGGAACATGGACGGGGCTAACACAGTGTTTTCCAACAGGTTATGAAGTTCCGCGGCAGGTCTGCTAGACCACCTGTCCTCATCATAGTTGACTGCCAGTTTGAAGAGCGTGCCAAAGGCTTTGACCACATTCTTGTAGGGGTTCCCATAGTCAAGATTAAAGTAGGTAAACTCATTCTTTTCCTTATCAATTATGGCGAGCAAGTCACCGTATTTGTCATATTCCGGGAAGAGCCCGGCTTCTGCCATTTTGCGGAGAACCCCTTCATTGAGGATGAATTGCATCTTGTCCTCATCATCCCCCATAGAGGCACGCAATGCTGTAAAGAGAATCCAGCGGGAGAGCATGGGCATGGCGGTCAAAGCCGCCGCGGAACCTATGAATCGGCCAAGCCCACGGGTTACGAGGTAGGCACCATCCTTGCTCATGCCATTTTTTATAGCCCATACGCCATCACTAATCTCTTCCATGCCGTAACCCACGTTATACATGGTGGACTGGAAGGTATGGTACTGGAACATGAAGTAGGGCGCAACATACTGCCCCATGTACTTCACCCACTTCGGGGTGCGCGTACCTGTCGGAAGCAGGGTTTTCACCTTGGAAGCCGCATGCCTATCAACATACGCATTCCATGCCACTTCTCCATTAGCGGCGGCACGGACAAGGGCCTTCTGCCTTGCATTGAGTTCTTCTCCAGCGGTCGCTCTCATGGTCGCCCGCTCCAGCTGGATTTCCAACTGCTTGCGGCTGAGTGCCTGCTGATTACCGAACAATGCAATCTTAGCCGCGGCATCCGGCATTCCGTAAGCAAAGGCGGCTAATTTCACAGGAAATGCAACACCGTGCCCTGTCTTCTTGGCCACGTCCTTGATAGTGGTCTTGGTTCTCTTGTTCTCCAACGCTTCGGCAAAGGCATAGAAGGAATCCTCGGAATCCGTGGATTCCAGTTCTCCCTGTATAGCCGCGAACTCTTCGGACTTCCAAATATTCCGAAGGAATTCACCTTGCCCCGCATCAAGAAGACCAATCTCCTGCCAGTAGCGAATCTTCTCATTGTACTTATCCTCTGCCTGTAGGAGCTTCTGAGCAGAAGACTCCGCACCAATGCCGCCTTCCTGTGACTTGAGGTAGAGCTGGTGCATTTGGCCCCACTCCTTCACGAGGGAACCTATGTCCTTGAGTCCCTTTATCGGGAACGCACCAGCATGGAGCATCTGAGCCGCCGTACCATAAGCGTTACGGAAGGTGGAACTGGGGCTGGCAATAAGAGTGGCCATGTTGGTATAGCCGCCCAGCGTTGCGAAGCTGTGGCTCCCGGTCGTGCTTTTCCAGTACTTGCGGACATCCTCATACGTGCTTGTCTTGGAGTCCATGATTTCGTCGGAAGGCATGTAGATTTTATAAATGGCACGAGCCACATCCGGCATGGTGTAGAGTCCGTTTAGGGAATTACGTTTGTTCTTCAACGTAATTTCTACCATGTCAGGGGTACGGTCCGTACTATCCTCTGCGACTACAATCCCTTGGTCCTTAAGCACTGTTGCATATTCATCTGACAGAACCTGATTCACCGCCAGTTTTGATTGGAGGGAAATAGTGTTCTGCAATACGCCAATGGCTTCACCAATGGTAGTATCGTGGAGTTCGTGCATGGCCTTGCGCTTCCATTTCGGTTCACGTTTCCGCATGGCCGTTACGTCTTCCCGGGTACGCTTCTTGGAAAGCACTTCGTCAATGGCTTCCTTGGCTTGGGACATGGCGAGTTCCGCGAGCTGAGGATATTCCAAAAGCTTAATGTCCTGTGCGTTAATGACATTCCCCAGTCCATCGAGGTTCATTTGGATTTTTGCCTGCTTACGGAGGAGGTCCACAACATCGTTCAGCTTCTCTTCAATATCCAGGTGCGGGGTATTCCAGATTTGGTTGATGGCATTGACCGGAACCATGGGGAGTATTTCGTTTATCTGGTGGGCTAAAGCATCTCCTGAATTGAAAGAACCCAGTTTGTCCAGAAGCGTATCGCCCGGCACATCTTGTAGAAGGGACTCAAGGTATTTGTCCTGAGCTTCCGTGCGAAGCCTGCGCTTCACTTTGTCCAGACGTTTGGCGGTGTATCGGTCGCTCTGCGCAATCATGGACATGGCCTTATCGTAGATGCTGGACATGTTTACTCCATTCTTGAGGTCAGAAGCCAACTGAATTTCCCCATAGTTGTCGTGGATGAAGTCAAGAATATTGCGACTGCGGAAGTTCTTGGCGACACCATTGAACAGGAGTGCGTTGTTCTCGTTAGCCATGTCCCCTGCGGGCACTATCTCAAGGTTCAGTTCATCGTGCAGAGTTGCAAGTGCCTGCATATTGTCCAGCACTGTGCTTACGGTTTCGGCCATCTCCCTCTGATGAGCTTCGGCATGAGCTGTCGCGGCTTCATTCAACAGAGCAGTAAGCCCCTTAAACGCCTGAGCCGTTTCGCCGTTAGGATTAGCGATGATTTCCCGCATTGTCTTTGTATAGTCTCCACCGTGTTTGCCCACAGCTAGATAGGTACGGTGCAGGTAGTCCATGCGTTTAGCATTGTCTTTCATCTTGCTGTCCCCTGTAATGCGGGCGATTGCCATTTGCGTCACTGCGATTTCCTTGCGGGCATCGACGACTGCATTGTAGATGAGGTTTCCGATTACGCCCTGCTCCTTTAGGTATTTTTCACCAGCTTCGCGGCGGGCCATGAATTCAGCCTGCTTCTTTCTTCGGGCTTCCAGCAGAGCGGCATCACGCTTCTTCCAAACGATGCCGGATTCAACGACCGTACCGTCTGCCTTAATGCCCGTGTGGCGCGTGGCTTGCGCGTATTCCGCGTTAGCCTCTTTAATCCATTCACGAGCTTGAGCCTTAGCCTCCTTAATGTCACGAAGCATGTTGGCCATTTCAACGTTCTTGGACAACTCATCACGCAGGTAGTCAGAGCGCAGATTATCCCAGCCTTCCTGCAATTCCTCCTGCGTAAACGGAGATTCCACCCCATTCACCTGGTCCAGAATGTAGCTCTTGGTGTTCCGTGCCAGTGCATAGTAGCGGGATGCGAGAGCCTTGTTCCCCAGGTCACGAACCCGTGAACCCAGGGAATTTATGGATTCCGTGAGCCTTTGGTCCATGGCAGGAGCCATTGTTTCGGCATTGACCGTGGCAGAATATCCTTCCCGGCCAACTTCATTAAGGAGGCGAACCATTTCATTGATGGAGGTCCGGCCCTCACTGGTGCTGGCCATGAGATTGGCGGCGCGAATCAGTTCAGCGTTCTGGTTTACAACTCTCTGAACATGTTGCTTTGCCGCATTGATACGATAGTCCCGGGTTTCCTTGAGCTGAGCAATCTCCGCATTCGTTTCACGGTTAATACGTTCTACGGTTTCCGGGTCAATATCATTGTCCAGATTGCCCGCTGTATCGAGGATGGCCGAAGCAAGTTTCTGTCCGGCTTCCGTGGTAAGTTTGTTCTTCTGGATGTATTTGTCCGCAAGTTTCTTCACCTTGCCCAGACGTTCATTGACACGCTCATACGATGCGCTCAGGTTGACCATCTGTTCCTGCAAGATGAGACGCTGTTCCGGGGTGGGCACGTTGATACCTTCCTGTCCCCAGCGGGTCATGCGCCATCCGTTGCGGAACATGGTTGCCCAGTTGCCAGAGGAAGAACCTACAATTTCTGCGGCTACGCCGAAGCTCATGCGCTGGGAGAGGTCGCTCTCGTAGGCCATGGGGTTGAAATAGTTTTCACCCAGCTTATTCCCGGTGTAGTCCGTCACATTAACTGCATAGGTTTCCGGGCGGTCAAGGCTATACCAGGCACCTTCTGGGGCTACGTCAGCTACGCGTTGGACATAAGCGTTCCATTCCGCTTCGTCAAGGATGGGCGCATCTTGCATTTCATTGTGAACCTCATGGAAGAGGTCGCGCAACCAGTCGATGATGCGGTTGTGAATCGGCTTGCGCTTGCCCGCCGTTTCCGCATACCGGGTAAGCATGTCCATATCTGCATTCTTCCCGGTAAAGCCCATCACCAGAGAATTGATGACCGGGTTGGAGAAGACCACAGAGGCAAACTCGTCAGCTCCCTTAAGTCCGTAGGCCAGGTCGTTCATGACAGCCGCGATGGCGTTCATCTCGTTGGGGTCAAGGCTATTGTCATAAGCTTCCCGCAGAACTGCATGGATGTCGTTGAAGCGAGCCGCCACGGCTGAGCGAAGTTTGCTCATTTCCCGACTATACTCTGCGTTGTTCTTCCGCAAGTGTCGGTCCAGCAGGTGAATGGCTTCATGGATGAGGGTGCCCGTAGTGCCTTCCACTGCGTTCTCCCTGTTGGTGAAGAGGTCGATAACTCCACCCGACAGTTCTCCATCCGAACCTAGGTTGTAGGTAATCATGGCGGGGGAGAAGTTGCCGTCAACCGCTGTGCTCATACGAACCGCGAGGTCCAGGCCTGCGGCATTGAGAGCCCGGGTCAATCCTTCAATGGCTTTCCGTTGCGCTTGTGTAGCGTTGACGCTCAACCTGTTCAGGAGATTGATTCCGTTGACTCCGGTCCCATCCGTGGGCAGGTCAAGGCTCATGATGGCATTCCCCCATTTGGTAGTAGGAGCCTCTTCCGCTTTGGGGTTGGCACTTGGCGCATACATACTGGCGTTCGGAGTCATGACAATACTCTCCCCGGTGTTCGTGGTAACCACGGGACCCGTGGGGCTGGTCATACTATTGAGCACTACCAGTTTTTCCGCACGCTGTTCAAGGGAACCCTGGGTTAGCCATGCCCCGGTGTTGGGGTCAAACGTAGCCGTCCCTGCGGCCAAGGCATCCACGGTTTCCTCGGCGGCTTCTCTCTCCGTACCATTGTCGAGGAAGTTCTGCACAGGAGCTACTATCTTATTGGCTTCCTCTTTAGCTACAGGAACCGTAGGTTCCGTGGTTGCCGTGGGTTCAACGGTTTCCACGGTTTCCGTGGGTTCATTGGTTAGTGCGTTAATGACGATGGAAGCCTCATCAAGGCTTTCATCCCCAGTACCCTGAAGGTCAAGATTGTCATCAAGAGGAACGTTGGCTTCGCGGCTCTTCATTGCGTCGAATGCTTCGGTCAACATGGAGCGCATGACACCAACGTTTGTATCATTGGCATAGGCCATCGTATTGGGCAGGTCGCGAATAACTTCCGCAAGGTATTCAGCCGCGGCGACTTCACCTTCATACTGATACCTGTCGGAGGCTTCCTGCACGTAATTGCGGAAAGACTGGAAGTTGGTCATGCCCAGAGCGGGAGCCATGGAAATCCATTGTGCCTTTTGTTCATTCGACAGGTGGAGTTCTTCATTAGCTACGGTTTTGTTTACCCATTCCGTAGCAACCAGTTCTACGTCCCCCCTGTCCCCCGCTACTTCAATAGTCTTCCGGCCCGATTCAAGCAAGGGTGCCGTGGGTCCCGTGGGGTCCACGGATTCCAGGGCTTTGCCTGTACTCTCCACCAGCTGGCTGGCTTCTTTAAATACCATGGTTGCCGTGGGCATGGCCGGTAGCTGGAACTGGGCCGGGGTCTCCCCTGCAATTCGCGCTCCATAAATACCACCAAGCGCACCAAGGAAAGCAATCTTTGCCCCTGCTTCAACGACTCCTTCGAAGGTTCCGATAGACTGTTCAGAAATTTCTCCGTTCTTGGCCAGTTCAGTCACAGCCCATTCCTGGAATTCGTCAGCCAATTCTTCAGTGGCTCCTTCAGCGGAAACCTTGGAGCAACTATAAAGGTAAGAAGCTACCGCTTTAGTGCGTTCTAGGTTGGTCATGTCCGTCCAGTCCTTCCTGCGCCAATTGGAAAGACGTTCATCCACACGGTTGAACCAGTTTTCCCTGCGGAGGTTTTTGGCCCCCACTACTTTACGCATGAAGGATTCCATACCTGCGCGGTTGTTAATCAGGATGGACATGCCGCCCGCAATTCCTGAACCCATTAAAGCTCTGATGTTGGCTTTGGCTTGAGCCGCTTCGAGGTTCTCTGCGGTGGGTTCCTTACCTTCCATCTCCCGGTCATAGACCGCGTAAAAAATTTCGGAGTATGCCTGGGGCACTACCTGATTGGCAATGACAGTATTAACCCCGGCACCCGCACCCGCACGCTGTAGGTTTATAATGGCGGCCCGGTTCATGACCCGTTGGATGCCTCCGCTTACACTGCTCGCCAGACCCGGACGTGCGGCGGGCACGAGGGCTTCGGTTCTACGGGCTATCACTTTGGCACTTGCCTTGATAAGACCATTCATTGCTGTGCGTTCCAGAGCGCGGCCTGCAAGACTACCGACCGAACCACCGGCATGGGTCGCTACCATTTGATATCCTAGGTTGACAATCTCCGCAGTCATGTCAGCCATGAGATTCCCCTTGACCAGTTCACCTTCTGCCTGCTGTTTTTCATTCAGCGTGTTCCACATGGTGCGGGCTTTTTCCCGGCCAGTGTCACTGCCTATAAGGTTGGAGGCGAAAAGAAGGGAGCCCGCAACAGCACCCGTCCCAATGTCAGCAAATTTGTGTGTGCCGATTTGAAGGCCACGCAGGATGGAGTTAATAGCCCCCTGTCCTTCCTTCTGCCATGCGGCAAGAATCTGCTCATCACTCTGGCCATTCTCCTTGCCATTGTTATAGAACTCTTTGAAGGACAGCATCTTATCCAGACGGTCCATGACCCAGCCACCAGCAAATCCGGCACCAGTTCCCATCCAGGTATCTCGAAGAGCCCCTAGAGTTTCTTCCAGTTCCATGTTCTGCTTGACCATTTCGCTTGCGGATTTGGTGCGGGCCTTCTTCCACTGCTCAATCGTTTTCTCAATCAGCTCCGGGTCTGCTCCTGACTCCTGCAACTGGTTGACGCTACGATTGAATAGGTCGTCATCATACAGGGCGTTGGGGTTGTATTGGAGTGTGGCGTTTGTATCAACCTCTTTCGTGTGAGGGTTGTATGCAAACAGCGTACCTCTGCCAATGTTGAGGTCCCCCTGACGCGCCGCATGACTGAGGGAATTGAGCGCGTCTTTCGTGCTCTTAATCCCGTAGTTCTTCATGTAGTCGCGGAGTTGTTCGGTGCTGACCTCAAAGGTAGGACCGCCAACCACGCCATATTCCCAACCAAGCGCACCCTGCCGCCATTCCATATTACTCAGAGGGTCGCTGGTTTTACCTACCTGACTTCCCGGGTGGAAGGTAAGAACGTCAGCGACTTGACCAGCCGCGCTCCTGTATTGGCTCATGGCCCCGGCAACCGCGTCATCAAGACTGCCACGTTTCTTCAGGCCGTTGGTCTGGGCATTCAGGAGTTCCGTAGTTCCCAGCGTGCGAATCAGGTCACGGCTCAATCCTGGATTGCGCTTCTCCAGTTCGGCATACAGCGTGTCGGCATAATCGCGGCGGTAATCCGATTCAATGGTGCGGCCCAGCTCATGGCTCTTTTTGTCAGCCACGGCCCGCATCTCGTCAAGGTCAACCATGGGGGCCAACCGTTTCACGGCGGCCTCGGCGACCTTGGCTTCGTTCATCAAAGCATCCCGGAGGGCTACGGAGTTGATGCCCTCATACTCGTCCTCCATCTGCTTAACTAGATTGTCAATCGTCTTCGCGGCAGTGACGGCCCGCTTCCCGGCCTCAGCGGCACGGGCATCCGCGGCTACCGTGGATGCCGTGTCGGCTACATATTTACCGTAGTCACGGACGAGACGGAACATAGTGCTGGGAGACTTGGACAGGTTGGCGAGCTCAGCAAAAACATTCCCAACGAATGAAGGTGCCGTGTCAAAGGATTCGCCAACGCCAGGCTCCCCCACGCTGGCCTCACTGGGCTTCCTGCCCTGAATGGCTTCCGTGGATGCCGTGTTGTACTTGTCGTAAACCTTGCGTGCCGCCTTGAAGGTATTCACATCCTCGCGGCGAATGCTGTCGATGATTGCCTTAATCTCTTCGGCTTCCATGGTTTCCGGGGCTTCAGCTTCAGCTTTCGCGGCACTGTCGGGAGCCACTGTCGTGTTCGCTTTAATATAGCTCTTTCGTGCGGCGGCCAGAGTCTTGGCAATTGCCGTGCTTATCTCCTTACTGCTACGGTTCCGGTCGGCGGCAATGGCCAGAAACTTTTCAGTAATGACTGGCAGTCCGTCCGCACCTATGGAGAAGCCAAACCTGGAAGTGAATGCAGGGTCTGTAGGTGTAAGGGAGTTGGAGCTAACTACGTTGAGGCCCAGAGAACTGCCAAGCTTTTCCATTACCTGCGGGTTAGCTTTGGCCCCTTCTTTCAGGTCAACAAAGCTATCGGCACTGCGGCCAACGTAGTCGGTCATGTCATCTAGGGTTTCGAAGTTGAGCCCCATGTTGCGCCGGGACAGAGTCTTGACATCACGGTCACGTTCAGTACGTGCACGGTCCTCCTGCTCCTGCGTGAACCGGATGTCAGCGCGTTCGTCCGTTACTTTCTTTCTCGCTTCGGTCTCCTTTTCCTTAGCCCGTTTTTCCTGTTCCTTGCGTTCAGTATCTAGTACGCCCGTCAGGTGGGAAAAGAAGTCCGCTTCGGCTTCTACCCCCTTAACGGCTTGTTTCTGTGCCTCTTCTGCTTCCTTCTTCTGGCGGTCAAGGGCTTTCTGCTCCTGACCTCGTTGCCATGCCGCATGTTTTTCAGCGGCGCGGGCTTCTCGGATTCCGGTGATTTCAGAACTGGGATTCCAGTCTGCCGGACTAGCTGTAATAAAATCAATAGCCATTTACTTAATAGATTGGTTTCTAATACAATGCGCCCCTGCTTCGAGGGACTGCCTAAGTCTATCAAAGCAGGGGCTAAGGTCAAGAGAAATACCAACTTTTTCAGTCTGCAATATTATTTGAAGCTGAGGGAAGCAAACTCCGGCCGCTTCAGTAACTCGTTGAACATGATGAGTTTCGCTTGGGGGTCGCCCTTTCGGAGAGCTTGCCAGTGCTCGTACTGTTGCTGGTATTTCGGGTCCCTCCGGTTCAGGCTGTTCTTAAACATGTTACTTAGCTGGCGCGTATATGCACGGCTGGCTCGCTCCAGAGCTTTAATCTCCTTGCCGAACTTCGCTTTCTGGGCATACATGGTTTTGACCTTCAGATAGGTGCTTGCCTGAGACCTTGCCTGCGGGTCTGCCGCGGGGTCGCGCAGTACCTCCAGCATTTTCTCATCACGTCCTGGGGGTGATACCTGTGTCGTAGGTATGGGGGAGCCGCCAGAAGGTAGGGCACCCGCGGGTACCGTTGAGGCCGTAGGTCCCGTGGAGGCTGTGAGCAGGGATGGGTTCTGCTTAACCTGCTGTTCCTTCCATTTATTGTAGAGCTCAGTCTTCTTAGCCTGGCTCAGTGATTGATACAGCTTACGGTCTTCGGGGCTGAGCTTATTCCCTATATCCTTGTCGTAAGCTTCCCAAGACAGAGATGCCGAAGTAGCGGAACCTGCGGGACGAGAAGCACCGGAACCCGTGGGTCCCGTGGGTACCGGGGATGCCGTAGGTCCCGGCACCCTACCAACGGGCATCTGCCCTCTGCTTACATTCTGGTCCACGCCCCGCATGAGAAGCCTGTCCTCTGCGGTTGGCCCCTGGGCCATGAGTTTTTGGTAACTGGCCCGCTGGGCTTCCGCATAGGCTCTGCTGTTCGGGTCCGCGGCACCCGGAACCGTGGGTTCCGTGATTCCCTTGCTGGCCCAGTAAGCCGCGCTGGGCCTTTCCGGGGTTCCCGGGGGTCTCTGGATTCCGTGGTTGCTGTTGGCCGCGGCCACCTCGTTCAATGCCTTAGCATCGACTGGTTTGTTCGGGTCATTATTGGTTGCGGGACGAAGAGGAACATCCGGGTTCACCTTGGGCAGGACTTCTTCGGTTATCTTCTGCCGGGGTGACTTGGTTACCGGGTTCTTCCCTTCACTGCTTGTAGCGGTAGATTGAGTTGCCATAGGGGTTACATGAGGTTGAGGCCGGGGCTCTGCATCAGCCCGCCATTCTGTACAATGTTAGGAGCCTGATAAGTTCCCTGACGATACTTGCGGAGGTAGTCATTTAGATACTTGATTGCAAGACCGTAGCTGTCAGTGCCCATCTGGGTATTGCCCTGTTCATTATAGACCACGGACAGCATCATGGCCTTGAGGGCGGGAAGGCATCCCGGATAAATGCGGACTTCTTCATCTTCCCATGCACTGTCGTCATAAACATTCAGAGACAGCCCGCGGAGGGCGCAACGCGCGGTTACGGTCATAGTGTTGTTCTGGTCGTTAATGCCATTGCTACCAGACAGTACGGCATAGGTGCGGAGGTTTTTGTTATTCAGCCCCATGTCCACCATGAGGGGAGGGGAACCGTGCGGCCTGCGGGGGTACTCGCTACGGAACCAGGTGTTGGATTCGAACATGGCCCGGTCGACAATGTTGTACCTCTGGCCCCCCGGAGTCCATGCCTCAACGATACTATCATATTCTTCTGGCAAGGATATGGTTCCGTCCCGTTCAATCCCTTCGAAGTCAAGAGTTGCCATGGAATCCGGGGCTACCGTGGCTTCGTTAAGCAGGAGGTTCTGGGCTTCTTTTAGAATCCTGCGGAAGTCAACATTGGTTTTGGAGGGCGGCGTATTGGTAATGAGCATACACAATTCGTCGCATACATTTCGATACGTCAAATAGGATTTAGTAATGAACGCCATGAGATTATGCGGTTGGAGGATAGATGGTTACTTTCTTGCACAGCATGCCGCCGTTCCACGGGGATGCGTAGTAGGAAGTTACGGGTTGCCAGGTGGTGACGGAGGTGGAAGGGAAGGTGCATGTGAATTGGCCGGGTTGCCATTTGGCATCCTGGTTTCCGATTGTCACGACAAAGTTCAGGTTGGGGTGAAGGCAGGCTGGGAGACGGAAATCCACCAACGGCGTGGAGAAATATCCGCTGTTGGTGATATACTGCGGGGTTGTTCCCAGCCCCCAGGTGTTCGGCCAGGAACCCTCCGGGCTGAACAGTTCTTCCACAATTGCCGTGCAGGGACCTGAATAGGAGTCCTGAGACATGGTTGTCGTAGGGAAGTATTGGCCGCCTCCTTTCCCGGACATATCGGGCCGGGTGTTCCACGGCATCCACATGACGCTTCCCAGAACTGGCGGGAAACTGTAGTTCATGGTGGTGGTATATTTCCGGTAATATCCGATACCGGGAATTTGCATGTAGCTATCCACAGCGTAGCAGGGGTTCACCCACTGCCGGAGGACTACCCGGGACACTTCGGTGCTTGTTTCCCGTTTATAGGTATTGCCGTTTAAGCTGGCGATAGTGGTTCCAAACTGCCAGTAAGGGAACCGTTGGCAGTTGAACGTCATGTCCAGCTTATTAACGACTTCAGATTTGAGGACGTAGGTCCCGTCCGTATAGTCGGCTTTGGCGAGCCTTGAACTGCTTACGTTCGGAGGTTCGTTCCCGGTACTAGCTATACCGGAAACTTCGATGTCAAATATTTTTGTGCCGTTCAGGAGGATGGGGATAGTCCCGGTGATATTAGAGTTGTCCGGGTTTTCAATCCAGCAATGAAGATTCAACTGGCCCAACTCCACGTCCAGGTAAGCGTTGCTGATTCCCGTAGGCAAAGCTCCTACGGTAAATTTCATTTCCGGGTTATAGGAATTGTTGCGCTGGTACACTCTTGAGCCGTCCATATAACCTATGGGGAAAGTCCAGGTCTGGCCAGTGACCCCTTCAGCATACAGGGTATCAGTTATGAAAAGCTCCCCGCTGACTTTGTACTGGCCGTTCTGTGAGTACCAGGGACCGTCAGGGTTAATGTTCGCGTAGAATGGTGAATTAGTAATTGTTCCCGGAGACTCCGAAGTGGGATAGCTGTTTTGAATATACATACACCACCAGCGGTTTCCTTTGAAGTTGATGGAAACCATGGTGCCCCTGTCCCCCCCGGTATTGTCGGAAGTATATTCGCAGTTGAAAGCGAAGGTTCCGGCGTAGGTCGGATAACTGGGGCTGTTCCAGGGATTGACCATACTGAAATTGGTGAGCATGCCGCTTGGGCTGGGGTCGTCTTCCGAAGCGGTAAAATAGTTCAGGGAATAAGTCAGCTGGGTCCAGGGGGTGTCGGGGATGGAAACCGGAACTTCGATTGTCGGGTTTTCCAGCTTGCGTCCGTAGTAAACATTACCTACAGCATCCGTATATTTTTTGAACCCTTCTTCCTGCCATACCGTGTCGAAGTCGGTGGAGGGGTCATGTACGATTTTGCGAAGCACCGGATAAACCTGGTTCGTAATCCGGTCAAACTGGGATTCCCAGAACTCGTCAATCTGTTCGTAGGTAGTGCATTGTTTCCGGGTTTCCTTCTGGCTATACCCTTCTCGGACTACCACACTACTATCCACCCTCCATTGGCTACAGTTCTCACTGGGGTCCGGGGGTTCAATGGATGGAAGGTCCCCATTGGCCGTCCAGTCCACTGACTGGCTGGTCGTCACTGTGGTGTTGATACAGCGCACAAACCGGGAGTCCGGGTTGCAACAGTTGCCGGAAAGGCTGTTCTGCTGTTCATTCTCCACAATGGATGAATTGCGCTTGAACATCGTGACTATCGTATAGTTCTGGAGGCTGGGATAGGAACCTTTATCCCACCCAGTGCTAAGAGGTTGTTCCCCGAACTCCTTGGTAGGCATAAAAGGGATGCGTGCCTGTCCAGGCTCTGCCCCGCCTTCACCATCCCACAACGGGGCGGCCCACACTTCGCGGGAAAGTTTGATAGCATTCTGAGACACCCATTCGTTTTCGGGAACGGAAGTTCCGGGGCCTCCATTTTCCCATACAGTGTCCCCCTTTACCCACATATTGTTGGGCATGAATTCCTTAACAACAGGGCCGGGGAGAGTTTTATACACTCGTGTAACTTTTCGGAAATATTTGTTGAGGTAGTCTTCCTCAAATTTTCCTACTTCTTCATAAACCAGCTGGGCATCGTAGCCCGTGAAATCGTGCAAGTCATAGAAGTCAGGGTCAAGCTTCTCGTTGCTGGGGTCAAAGGAACCAAGGGCTAACGGGGTGTACGCGGAATCCGTGGGTTCGACCCATTCACGAACGATTTCATAGAAGTCCTTGAGGTCTTCAGCGTCCGCGGCACTGCTCATGAAGTTCCCGTCCGCGGCAGTGTTCTTGAGCGTATAGCCATCCTGAATCTTCTTCATGTCCTGGATGTTGTACTTGAACTGCTCCTGCGGCGGGACCATGTAGTAGAACCGATAGATATGGCGGCGTGTGTCTTCCACTACAGGTTCGACATGGACAAGTACAGCTTCGCGCATGTAGGGGAGGAAAGTAGTCCCCGCTGTGGGATTGTAGGGAGTACCCAGTTCTGCCGACAATTCGTTAGGATTCTTGACAATCCGCTCTACAAAGAACATGACGTTCTTGACTACAGCATAGGGGAAATTGATGATGGGTTCCCCCATAGGACGGTCCGGGCTATGCCCGTTACGCCATGAACTGTCCGTGGTCCCTATCGGTATTATCGGAGGTTGTGGGTTTGATGCTCCTGTATTAGGAATTAGAGGCATGATTTGAGTGATAAAATGGAAGTGTTGAACCCGGAAGCGGAGGTGTCCAGGCCATCCACACATATCCGTTTATGGTTAAGCGTATAGGTTCCCCCCGCTGAAAGTCTATTGACTCACCCGCAGAATACTTTCGGTTGGTTCTTCTGTCAATAATATATCCGTTTATGACACGAAGTTTGTGTGAGCGTTCGCTGTCAATAATCCTGGGGATTTTAACTTCTTCCCTCGTTTTAACATAGGTAACGGAACTGGTAAGGTTTTCCCCTACGTATTTAATCCCTACTTTCCCTTTTAAGAAATATGCCCACTGGTTCCTGGGCAGTTTCATTTCCTCTTCACACCCAAGGGGAAGCGTAGCATAGAATCGGTTTCTTTCAGCAATGCGTTGTCTGCATTGGCTCAATTCTTTGCTTAAGCTGTTCAGGTCTGTGGCCAGTTTATCACAGACTGTTTTTTGGTTTTCGAGGTTTTGAAATAGTTTTGACAGGAATTTCATTGGTCGTGTTTTGTTGTCTGAGTAGTTCCAGTAGCTCTTCATGGTCGCTTCGGAGGGTGTCAACTTTCCCATGCAGTTGGTCGAGAGTTTCATCCAGTTCGGTGATAACATGTAGAGCTTCTTGAAGCAAGACCAAAAATGACTTTTCCTTATCCAAGGTAAAATCAATTTTTTTGCTGAGATATTTGTACCCTAGTTTAGCCGCCACGAAAATGAGCCCCACGAACACCAGGTACGCGGGGCTCATTTCCTCCACAATGCGGGTCAGGAACATTGTCCAGACACCAGCATCCACGCCTAGTAAAGCAAATAAAAACATGGCGGCAGGATTAACACCGCCGCCATGATACTAAACGCGTTTCTCTGTGTAAAGAATTATTTGCTTGACACAAGAGTATTAGCAAAAGCCAGACGGTCATCGCATCTGTTGAGCCACCCCTTGAGGAATTTTTCCTTGGCGGGATTGGCATCCACAATACTTTGATAACGAGCCCGGGCCGCTCTGTCCAGAGCATTAACCACGTAGTCTTCGGGCAGGGTTGAGGTCAGTGCCAGTAGGGCCGTCTGCGTTTTAATGCCCCACTTCCCATCCACTGCAATCTCGTCAGTGCCCTCACGGTTGGCCATGCCCTGGATAACCTTGATAGCCCCAGCATTGCCCATGTTGAAGGCCAGGTCGCGCACCATGAATTCGTAGCCGAAACCATAATTCGGAAAATAGCTTGCAATGACGGCCGTATTCTCAAGTACATAGCTGAGGCAGTCCTCCCATGCTTCTTCCCGCAGTCCCTTGTCCAGCAGGGATTTAATCCGGTTAAACACTTCCGGTTCAATCCCGTCGCAGATACCTGCGATTTCCCAAGTGCCGCCTCCATCACCGGAGGGGAGGCGCGTAACCCGCAGGGATTCTGGCCCCGTAATTTTATAGTCCTCCATGTTCAGGATTTTAGCGGCCATCCGGTTACGGATTTCATGGGAATCCCCGGATTCCCCGGTACCCACGGATTCCGGGGTCAACTTCTCGAGGATTGCATCAATGGTCTTCGGTCCAATAATGCCGTCAGCAGTTACGCCTACCAGCTGTTGAATTTTTTTGATTTTAGTTTTCTGTGTCATCATCTTCTGTGCTGTCTTCCAGCGGGTTGATTCGTTCGTTTTCAGGAAAGCCCAGTTCCCAGTGGAACCGGATAATCATATCGTTGCTCAGTTTGATTTCCTTAGTGGGCGTAAACCACTTACTATGAAGGAGATAATCCTTCCGCTCATCCGGGGAATCCGTGGGTTCCAGAATTTTGAAGACACAGCGGAAGTCCTCAAAAGAGATAGGGACCTTCTCCATGATAATCCAGTGAGATACGTCAACCACCCCCATAGCGTTCGGCAGGCTTGCGGTACGGGCCGCATAACCTACCCGCATATGTTCCAGAGCAATGCCGAACGGATTGTTCAGGTGGGACAGAGTGTAGCTAATCATGCCCCAGGTCATGGACCGGGACCGTGACAGAATCCCGTCCATTCTGGGAAGTACGTTTGCTATGATTTCAGAAGTGCTTTCCGGCCCATCATTGGCGATATAAAATTCTCCTCGTTGTACGTTGCATGGCATAATATGTTTGGATGATTTAATGGTCGCTGTAGTTTTCAAGGAGACCAAGGATTCCGTGGGCGGCTTCGTCAAAGTCTTCTGCCAGTTTGTTCAGAGCTTTCTGCCCCTTGGCCAGCTGATAGAGGTAGGGTACAAGCGTCTCGACGATTTCCATGCGGTATTGCGCAACACAGGGGCGCGTGCCTGTCACGAGCTTGGGCATAGGCGAAGAGCCCGCAACCCAGTCCCGTCCATTCAGCCCCATGTAAGTTTCGATAAACTTGTCGGCTATCTCCCCCAGATTGTCGAGGGCATCGTCGTATTTCTCGTGATGGAACCCTTCTCCTGTTTGATAGTGGAGGATTTTAAGGAGCGGGTAGAGCCGGAGTATTCTGTTGAGGTCTAATTTCATGTCGGTTAAATGATGTGGAAAAGAAGAGGAAATGTGTTGCACCATACACGCCCTGTACAGATGAGAGAAATTTCCATCCAATAGGTGCCTCTTGGATATTTCTCAGGGTCAAACTCAATAATGTTTGTAGAGAAAAGACATACATCGGAAGTCCCTGCGGGCTTAGATATGTACGCGCCAGTCGTATCGACTACAGTATATACGGGCAGGTTGCCCTGGTTATAAGGAGCCACCTTTGTCACCATATTAAAGGAAACGCTTTGGGACGTGCTTAAATCCAGGCCGGAGGCATGGGAAATGTACAGCTTCAGGCGATTATTAAATCCTGCCCCCACGGTCAATTCCCCGCAGGCCAGGCCATGCTGGGCTGTTAGGTTGCTGTCAATGCTAACCAGGTCATAGATTTCCTTCCTAATGAACCTTCCCAGAGCCCCGTCAAAGTATATGTTGGAGTTGTTCATGAGCTTCAGGTTAGCGGGCATCCGTTCCGTTGTCCAGCTTTATTTCCACCCTGCGAGGATATTCTGACGGACAGGGGGCAGACCATGCGGACATCTTATATCCCACGGCAACCGCGGATTCCAGGGGTTCCTTCATATACTGGTATCTGTAGCAGATGTTATAATTCCCGCATTCAGCAGTGTGAAGTACGGGGTAAATGTTCTTAGGATGGAAGAGAGCTTTAATATCAGAGTCATGACGAAAGCCTATGATACTTCCGTTCAGAGTAGTGCCCCAGGATGTTGTCCGGTCGTCCTTCTCATACTTGGCACCCATGTGGGCAGAGATAAAGAGCTTATCCTTTTCCGTTCGGGTTTGGCTACATATCAGAGACAGGAGGTCGGATTCACGTACAGGGAATACAGTATTGAGGCATGCAACATTCTTCCCAGGATTCTCCTGCATTGTAGAGGATATGGCTTCCATAACAGTTTCCTTGTCGGTGGCTTTAAGCTGGATAAACTTCAATCCCTGCTGGTTTGCCCAGGAACATACCGACAGGTCATTGGCCAACACGGTAATACGGGTTCCGGGGATTCCGTGGTTGAGCAGATAGTTGACGGAGTAGTGGACAAGCAGGGACTCTCGTTCCGGCCAGTCAAGCGTAGCGTTGTACGCAAAGATGATGAAAACAAAATCATCAAACTCATGGTTAGGTTGTGTTTCGGACATGGGGTTATTATTACTAGTCATAAAAATTTATCAAGCGTTTTCCGTGTCATTATTCCAACACCTTCAGTTTTCCTTCTGAAATAAGTCTATTCAAAAATTCCACCTCTCCACCGGAAACATGAATCCAAAATATTTTTCTTCTTTCTTCCCCTATGTCTGCCCCAGTTAAAAGTAACTTGGCTTCGGGGAATCTTAATGAAATATCATATACAGCTATTGCCAATGTAGTGCATCCCGGCATAACTAATTCCCTGCTTTTAGGAATTATTCTAACTTGGCCCTTGTTAATCCACTTTTGTTTAAGCAGGTGTTCTCCTACCTGGTTCCACCAGGATTCTCTAATATGAATTAAAGGTATTTGTGACAGTAGGGATAATTTTCTAACCTCTGGCGAATAAGAATGCCATACCATGTTTGGTTCCAGATACAGTTCATCAGTTCGAGAACCTATCAACCCAGTATCTAGATAATCCATTTTACTGACTCGAACAACCCGGTCTGCGGAATCTATTTCTTGAGTAAAATCCTGATGAGGCTTTTTATTTCCTACAATGCAAATTTCCATATCTTTCCAGATGTTCAAAATCTTCAGGATAATCTATTTGGTAGTTATATAGCCCCTTCTGTTCTACCATTAAAGGGTTTTTGAATAGGGTCTGTTCCTTCATTACCATGCCATAACTCCCTATTAAAATACTTCCATTGAATTGATATAAGATTTCAGAGGATTCCTGCCTTCGAGCTTTATGTATAAAACGGCTTCCCAGTTTACCATGGAGATATATTTTTTGAACCGTCATAATATTTTCATTATTCTTACTCAATAACTTCTTAAGCAGAGAGGGGGGGCGTATCGGGCTTGTAGGTTGTAAAAGAACCCACTTATCCACTTTTTCTTTTTTAAGTACTTGAGTTACACAATTCAGGATATTAGAATCATCTACTTCTTCATGGAGGTAAGGGATATTATTTCGACGACATAAACCTTTAATAATTTCGCTGTCCGTAGAAACTACACAGGGTACACCTTCTTTTACTGAATACCTCACGGAATGTAAAAAAAGAGGCTCCCCCCATAGAGCCCGAAAATTTTTATAAGGGACTTCTGAACTATAATGCTTTGCAGGTATTATTGCCAGGTCCATATACCAAGTCTATTAAAGCGTTCATTTTGTTTGCCACATGGTTTTTATCTACAGAGGGGATTCCTTCAAAAGTTCCAAACGTTACTACGTCCAAAGAGCGATATAGTTCTAAGACAGGAGAATATGGCCAGTTATAGGCAGTCCACCGTCCTTGAGTATGTACGGGAGTCCATGGCCTGTCTATAACCATATTTAACTTTTGTAAAAAAATCAACTTTCCAATCCATAAATCTTCTTCTATCGTAGAGGAAGACGGTAATAGATATATTTTTTCATGTAAAAGTTTTAATGCTTTTTGCGTAAAGCCATAGCATAAGCCCGCGAAAGGCCGGAATAAAGAACTGGCTCCGAAGCCATCTGCCCCCAAATTCCGCATTCGTTCTATAGGAGCAGGAGACAGTAACAAAGTATCAGAGTCAATCTTTATGATAACGTCATCTTCGTTTGAATTTTGAACCAACGTGGACAGAATGCCTTTAATACATATATCTCCTTTCAAGTTTCCATTTCGAGGAAATGTGCTTTGCACGTAAGAAGAAACTCCCAACTGAAAACATTGTCTTATAAAATTGGAAGAACAAGGAGCAGAAGCATCATCTACAACAGTAATCCAAGCTTCAGGCAACGTATTTCGAAGACAGCGAACGCAGGCTAACGCAGGGTTTGCATCTTCTGCATAGGTAAATAAATAAACCCTAACCATGATGTTGTTTTATATTTTGCATATCTAAAATGGATTTGTAAGAGAAATTGACATCTCCACATTTGTTACAACGTTGAGCAGGAATCTCTGAATATTCTAATACCGTACCGTCAGGGAATGTATATTTCAGGTTAATAAGAATATTTTCATAAACTCCTTCCTGACAGACATAGCAAGGAAGATTTTTATTATTCATCGATAGCTCCATATGGGAAGAAAGTGCCACCACCTACAGGTAACTGGACTGTACCCAGCAAATACTGGGTGACTTGTTTTTCTTTAATATCGGCTAATAAAAAAGAGTAGGTAAATGGAGGGTCCTCTTTTTGCTCAGCGGCTATAACTAGATTGTATATTTTAGGGGTCGCTAACTCAAATTCAATAGCAGAACCCGTTACCTTACTATGGTCGTCCAGGGTAAGTCTTAAATATACCGGACCATCCTGAGTAAAGGCAGAGTAATACCAGGGCTCATCCTGAAGGGTTTCAGGGAATTTCCCCAGAGACTTCCCATTCAACATGACGATACCAGGACGCACTTTAATCCCCGTCCGGCCCCCTTGTTCATTGAACTCCAACTGAACTTCAAAACCATAAGCGGATGTAGAAAGAAAGACAGCCCCCCGGTGCAACTGTTGAATATAACCGTTGCGCCCTTTGGTTATCTTGGCCAGCGGAATCCAAAAGTCTGCCAGCGGGTCCTTTGTACTGCTGACTGTAGAAGCAGACCTGTCACTCTGTACATTCAAATACCAGGTAATATCGTCATCCAAAGGAGCATGCTCGTTGCTCATTACGTTTTGCAGAGACCCCGGAGTCCCTCCGATTTGGATAACATTGTTGCCCTCAATAATAACTCCGGCCACATATTTTACATGGGGGCCGTTAATAGACTCAGGGTCATAAACAATGGCGAACATGTTTTCCGGGTAATTCCGAAACAACGGGTCGTCATTGTAAGGACGCGATATCTGTACTCCCACGTCACTATCACCATAAACCGGGGCAATGGGGTCAGGAAGGGAATCGAACGGAGGCGTGTCATTAAACAATTCGGTACCCACGGGAACCGTGGGTACCGGATGATTAAAGAGGTCCGGGGCAGAGGGTAGCTCGGAGTATTGAACCTCGTTGTCGGTCATGTCACTTCTTGTTGGGTTTTACCTGGACAACCGGAGGAACGTCCGTTTCGGGCTGGGCCTGGGAATAGGAGATATGTCCGGGAGTCAAGACTAGGCAGGAACCGTCTTTGCACAGAACGGCTTCGCCCTCTGTCACCTCGACAGAGGAACAGCCTGTTACGGAAAAGCCCGTCAGGGCCAGGACCGCAGTAAGAATCCCGGAAATAATCCCAGCAACAACCGCCTTGTACTTGCTGGGCATTCCGAAATCAACACAGTACTTAGATACCAGTTCAGCGAGGATTTCCGGTTTCTTCTCTCCCAGGTTTATTGCCAGTTTGACGTACGGGTATTGACCCGCGGTGTCGAGTTC